CGCTAGATAAAATAATATACGATTCACACGTTGCCTTAATAAACGCGATGCTGTCTGTCCTAATGATAACTTCCCTCCTATCTTAAACACCTCACGTGATGCCTCATTCTTGTTCTGTTGCTCCTGTGCTGTCGTCTGTTCATTGAATAGTAATTGATTCATATTGAATATAAACTCCGAAATATCATTATATCCAAAATGCGGTTCCGTTAATCTCCTCCTTACGTCCGGTATATTGTCTCGCATATATAAATATAATAATACACTACCTGTTCTACCCTTACCCCCTAAACAATGCACTACTACACTATTATTCTTATCTTTCGTATTATTTATCCTGTATATATCTAACCAAGCTGATGGAAATCCTGGTGACATATCAAAATATGTTGATATCCTATGATATATTCTTCGCATACCTGGATTAATAGCATACATAACCTTATTATATATATCCTCCGAACACGATATATCATAAGGATTACATCCAATACCTAACGCCATATCTGGGTGCCCAGATGTATTTGTTCCTACACAGTCTTGTAAATCTACAATCGCATATATTTTATTCGTTTCTATTAAATATAAAAATGCTTGTAATAACTTTTCTCTATCAAATTGATGCGGTAGTTGCATACCCCACATATATAAATTATTTGTCGTTTTATAAAGACCCGGGAAACCCTTTGTAGGATATGAAATCTGTCTTGCCACGCCCTTATAACGATTATTAGTCGGTAATCTATCTACTAATATCTTCTTAATGTAAGCATCTCTTATTGTTTGTGTCGCAGTTGTTGAAGCAATACTAAACGCGTTATCAAACATCCCCTTGTTCGTAACCCCATATATATTATTATATGTGTCGTCCGCATTCATTAATACTTGACCCTTTATAATATCTAAGTCATCATCTAATTCTTGTAGTGATTGTGGCATTCGTGTAACTGGTGATGATGATGATGATGATGATGATGATTGTTTTTTAGCGGATGATAGGGTAAGTTTTTCAAATTTTCTAATCATACTAATATATACGCCATTATTATCAACCTCTTGCTTAATAGCGCGATCATTCACAAGTTCATTTATAAGTTGATCATTTTCAAGTTGTGACCCCCTACTTTTATCCTTCTTATCCCTTTTATCCTTTACATTTCTTATACTACCAAGAGCTTCTTTTGCCCAATCCTTAAGTATAGCAGGGGTAATTTTATCTACAGTATTTTTATTAATTTTCGCCATTAGATATTTTTTTGCTATTTCTAATGGCGAACCACCTTCCTGTTTTATATTTGAAGCAACATCAAAACTGTAATATCCAGACATTATGTTATACCAAACTTTCCACCATTTTATACGTAGCAGTATCTTTTCTTCATCGGTATGATTCTTATATTTACCTTTGTATACATCTTCTTCTAAATCTTCGTTCAATAACATTTCATATGTTATATATTTTGGTGGAATATCCGGATCTATATTATTACCCTTTATATCCTTCTTACCTTCCTTAATTCTAACCGATAGATCTAAAAGTTCATTGTCTGTTTTATATTTTTGCGACATCTTTTTTTTAATGGCATTTAACGACATCCCATATATTGGTGTATCATTTAACACCGGAGATGTCTTACGAGGTGTAGAGACAACCCTACGAGGCGTCAATACCCCCTTTTTTACAGGAAAGTTTTTTATTGGTGATCTTAACAATATATCTGTGTATCTACCTTCCATTTATACTTTAATGAAAATAAAATAAATAAAAAAACAAATAATTCATTACACATACCGAAAAGAAAAATGAGACAAAAACTGAATTATCTATTACTAAAATGATATTATAAAATTACTGGTTTTATTACATTAGTCTTGATATAACTACCTATTAAGATGAAAAGCGTTTGTTAGTAGGATCTAAAATCTAAGAATCTAACAAAAGCGTAATAAAACTAACAAATACTACCAACCGCTGTAAAAAGCCGTCAAATGGTAGTTAGGTTCCTTTGAGGAACTCATTTACACTAATCTTAAAGATATTTGTCTCATTTATCTTTTCGGTTGGTGTAATTATGGTTTATAAATTGCTTAGTTTTCGCTTTTACCTTTGTAATAGTCATAATATCCAAAATGTTTAATGACCCTTCTATATTGAACGCAGTAATCACTAAACCCTGCTTTATATAATATAGCATTATTATAGTTGTCTTTTGAATTTTTATACCGAATGACAACAAGTTCTCTAAAACCATTCTTCACATGTTCATTATCGTTCACAACCTTTTTCACCAACTTATCAAGCACCCTCCTCGATATAACTGGTGTATCCTTTCCGCGATTGTCGTATCTATTGCAAGTTAAATATTTTCTTTTACTCATTATGAAACTACCAATAATATCAGTTAGTTTATTAAAATAGTATTGTGACTTATATACATCACGTTTCATTTGTAAACTCTTGTTTAATTTAGCGTGTTTACAAACACACAACAACATCATTGCGGTTCGCGTATCTACAGTATTAAACGCGTCTTCATTTGAAAAGAGCACCTCTGTAATAAGCGAAGTAAGCGAAGTAAGCGAAGTGTCCATCTTTCCTTACTTTGGGGAGGTTATTGTTCTATTGTTCCCGCTTGTTGCTTTCTTGTATCGGTATCGTTTGATGGCAAGTTTCGCTTGTCTTTGTATATAATGTTATCTTACCCCCCAATCATTTTTTAATATGTCAATAATATAATCTGACAAATCTAAACGATATATCTATATCAACCCTAGAGGATATCAATGACACTACCCGCGACATCAGAAATGAACAGAAGATACCTATAACAACCCTAAAAGTCGGTATATACGAGTATCTCCTAGGATATGCTAAGGATGATCAAAGATAACTTCTTGACATTGTAAGGCATTTTAAATCGCAGTGCTCGCTTTAAACAAAGAAATCAACGACATTATCCCCGTAATCAAAGTTTCTAAATCTCGATGTATTATAATTAAATGTTTCCCAAGATCCTACATTGAATTGAATCGGAACAAATGTATTACCTATTGTCATAGCGCCTGATAATGGTCTGTATCCCCAATAAGTTGTAACATTAAATTCTCTCGCAAGAAAGAAGAATATACGATTTAAACGTTGCCTTAATAATGTTGCTTTTGATACGGATGTGAAAGTTCTTCTACTTCTAGTATCATCATCAAAAACCTCCTCTTTCACACGGTAGTGACAGTTGTTTAAAAGCGAACCCATCGTATTAAACAACTGATTAAAGGTTGTATACCCAAAATGTCTTTCACCTAATCTTCTTGTAATTTCATTCGCACCAAACAAGTCTCGTAGTGTTAAATATATAATAACACTACCTGTTCTACCAAAACCTGCTAAACAATGAACAACAACACTGTTTTTAGGTTCTGCTGTATTTTTTATTTGTGAAATATTGTGCCACGCTCGTGGTGTTCCAGGTGACATATCTTGATATTCTTTGATTCTATAATATTGCGCAGCAGTCCTCTGCTCTTCATTATCTATTAACGCATTTTTTACCTTCTCGTGTAATTCTCCTTCACAAAGCGGGTCGTATGGATTACATCCTATACTTGTTCCTATATCCGGATGACTTTTAACATTTGTAGTTAAACAGTCTTGTAAATCTACAAGACTATATATATTTTTATTTCTCATCAAATAAATTATTGCTTTCAATAAACTTAAACGATCAAATTGTTGTGGGAGTTGCATCCCATACAAATATAATCTACGATCAGATCTATAGATATTCGCAAATCCAGCTAATGGGTATGTTATATCATTAACATTCAATTGATTAATTTGTTGTTGGGTAAAACCTTCTACTTTCATTTTTTGTTTTGCGGAATGTAACATTAAAGCATTGTATTGTTTAGCATTGCGAAAAGAATATTTAAACTTATTAAAATTTGTTTCTCCGTGAATATCCTTGATGGTATCGTCTGCTGTTCTTAAAATTTCTGCCTCCATTCTATTTAACATAGCGTGTGGTGTTTGTGGTGGTGCTTGCGGTGGTGCTGCTTGTGGTGGTGGTGATTGTGCTGCTAGTGTTGCTGCTAGTGCTGCTTGTGCTTGTACTTGTGCTGCTTGTGCTTGTGCTCGTGCTTGTGCTCGTGCTGCTTGTGCTGCTTGTGCTGCTGCTCGTGCTGCTCGTGCTCGTGCTTGTGCTCGTGCTTGTGCTCGTGCTTGTGCTGCTTGTGCTCGTGCTTGTGCTGCTTGTGCTGCTTGTGCTGCTGCTTGTGCTGCTTGTGCTTGTGCTGCTTGTGCTGCTTGTGCTGCTTGTGCTTGTGCTGCTTGTGCTGCTTGTGGTGATTGTGGTGCTTGTGGTGATTGTGGTGCTTGTGCTGCTCGTACTGCTCGTAATGTTTGTGCGTGTGCTGCACGTGCTGCTCGTAATGTTTGTTTTGCTTGTGCTGCACGTGCTGTTGCTTGTGCTGCTCGTGTAGCTTTTCGTGCGGCTGCTTGTGCTGCTACTTGTGCTGCTTGTGCTGCTACTTGTGCTGCTGCGAATGCTGCTACTGCTTGCGTGCGTGCTGCTACTTGTAATGCTACATCTCCCACTGCTACTGCTTGTGCGCGTGCTGCTCGCGCTGTTGCTCGTACTGTTGCTCGTAATGCTACATCTCCCACTGCTAGTGCTCGTGTTGTTGCTTGTGCTGTTGCTTGTGCGGTTGCTCGTAATGCTTGTACTCCTAATCCTACTCCTAATCCTACAAAAATTTTAGTAAGTATTACCGCTTGTTTTGCTACACTATATGTTTTAAATGCCGCATTTACAACCTCTTCCTGAATAATTTTTTGTATAGATTTTCCTATTTCTATCACTTCTGCTCCAACTTTACCCATTCTTTTCAGCGATTTTTTCATATACCGAACAGTCGCTATACGAGAACGTTTAATATCTATATTAATACGTCTTGCTGGTATATCAATAAAACGACGATATTTCCTAAACATAATGTGTTTAATCATCGCGACTCTATCTTCTTTCCTAAATGCGTCAATAATTGGTTTACGATTAGTAACCGTATGTGCTGTTGGATCCATAAATGAAATGTTAGTGGTTCCTAAAGGAGTCTGTAAATGTAATTGACCCCTTCTATTTATTCCAGTTACAGTATGAGGTCTATAAGAAGAATCACGTTTCCTAATTTGATTCCTTATGCTATCTATTTCAGCTTCTTCTAGTGCTGTTCTATATTGAAGAACATTTAAATCTCCTAAACGATCTAAATCATCTTGATAGTGTGGACTAGTATCATTCGCATATATTTCAGATTGGATCTCAAACATTGTTTTTTGATCCAATAGGTTTTGTTCAATTTTACTGTTGTTCTCATCTATTTCTTTAAATTTTGCTATAATTTGTTGTTCATCCTTTAAAATTTTAAAATCTGTCCATAATTTATTATTTTTATCTGTTAATTCATTTTCTTCTTTCATTAATATTTTCAAGGATTTTTTGAAATTCATAGGACCCTCAGCATATCTATTGAGTAATTTTTGTTTTTCTTCCCTGATATTTTTAAGTTCTGTTATCTTTATATTTTTTTGCGTTTCTATAGTATCTTTATTTACACCAAAATTAAAACGAGTCCCTTTATTTAAAGTCAAATTTAAATTTAAATTTACAATTTCTTTCTCTAAAACCTTCTCTCTTTCCTCTAATTGTTCTATGACTAATGAGGGATTTTCTATTTCAGGAGACGATTCAGGAGACGACGCACCACCACGGAGATCCCTTTCTCCTTTAGGTGTATACCCTATTTCTTCGGGTGTAAATTTATTATAATACCCACTCATTATTTTATAAAAGTCTCCCCACCATTTTATTCTTAATTCATCCTTTTTTATTTTGCTTTTTTCATTAAAGTTTAATAATAACAACCCATAACATATATAATCGTCATCTGTGAGTTTAATTTTGTTTTCGTTAACAACATATATATTATATAGTTCTATTATCTCTTCTTCTGTAATACTTTCTTCTTCTTCGTATAAATGTTCTTTCAATAACATTTCATATGTTATATATTTAGGAGGAACATTAGGGTCTATTTTATTACCATACATATCATTGGGATCACCATGAGAAATATGATGCGATAATTTTAAAAGGATGTCGTCTGTTTTAAATTCGTTCGTCGCAACCTTAGGAGACGCAACCTTAGGAGACGCAACCTTAGGAGACGCAACCTTGGGAGACGCAACCTTGGGAGTCGCAACCTTAGGAGTCGCAACCTTAGGAGACGCAACCTTGGGAGGATACGCAACCTTAGGAGGATACGCAACCCTAGAAGACACAAACCTAGAAGGTATAGGAGCTTTACCACCTTTCATTCTATATATATTATAGAAAATAAACTATAATAAACATCAATATCTTCATAACCGATCACGTTAATTCTTGATTTTCAACTATATAAATGATGCCCTTTATTTATACGGTGCGACCTATCATAAAAACTGATATTATTATTTAACATTAATACAATCCATTACAAGTAAAACTATGCCACTTACGCGTATATTCCATCTATCCGATTTACATATTCGCAACGGTGATAATATATATTCACGCTATGAAGAATATCGCAGCGTATTTATGGAAACCATCACATCCATCAAACTTCGCATCACAGACTTGGAGTTGTCGTTTGAAGACTTTGTTATTGTCATTACAGGAGACATATTTCACAATAAAAACGTAATCGGTAACTACGGACTCTTTGTATATCGCGAGTTTATCCAAGCGTTATCTAACATAGGACGTCTATATATCATTTCAGGTAATCACGATTACGATCAAAGCGATATTGATAAACCGTCACTTGTTTATTCTTCCACCTTTGACATCCCAAATGTAATTGTATTAAATACTTCAACCTCCTTTATTATAGACAACGTCGGGTTCTCTTTTGTAAGCATTGATAAAACACTTGACATCTATAGAAATAGTGGGAGAATACAAGATCTGCCAACATTCCCTTGCATTTGTAGCAGTTGCGACAGCGACGTAAAATATAAAGTCGCATTATTTCACGGATCATTTGCATCCGCTAAGTTATACAATGGAAAGGCGATAGAAGAAACCTTCAATCCCTACCCATTGGAATGGGTTCAAGACTTTGACTATGTCCTTCTCGGCGATATACATAGACGCCAGGTTTTTACATATAAAAAGAAGACGATGTGCGGGTATTCTGGGAGTCTTATCCAACAAAACTTTGGCGAAGACATTATAGACCACGGGTTTCTGCTATGGAATCTTGAAACAAAAAATGTAGAAGAAATCAACGTCTATAACAATATCGGTTATATTAATATCATTGAAGATATCTCACAAGAAATCTATATACGAACAAATGGCAAATATACAGTGCCTTTGCGATCCTACCTTGAAATGAACGCAAAATCTTTTCCGAAGATTGTAGAAATCAAATCGTATTCCAATATCAACTATCAAACGCTAAGTGCCCTATTCAATGCTTACGGGATATCCTTTCAAATTGTTTCAAAATTAAATACAGTGATGAATATGAATGTCCCTTCTAGGTGCGATGCTTGCGATCGCGAATGTCTGCTTGACACGAACTACCTGCTCGTATATTTCAAAAAAATCCTAAGCGACGACAAATACCAGGTATTATTAAACATAATGAAAGATAAAGAATACCTGCTCTTTGATACCCTAGCATACCCTGAGGATTTACATACAGAATGTATAAAGCGAAATAAGGATTTGGAACCCATCATTCGCTTGTGTAATGACGCAGACGACCGACAGTCGCTCAAGAAATCCTTTGTCATCCAATATCTTGAATGGGATGGGTTATTGTGTTATGAAAATAAATGCATGATTAATTTTAAAGATTTGGACGCGAAAACCTTTATGATAAAAGGTGCCAACGGAACTGGTAAATCGGCTATCTATGATATCTTGCAACTCGCGCTATGGGCGACAAACAATAAGTTTGATACCTACTCAGCAGGTTTTATCAATCATAATAAAGAGAAGGGATACACCATTATAGAGGTCGCGATTGACAATATAACCTATCGCATTAAAAGAGAATTTTGTAAAAAGAAAGATACATTTAAAATCACAAATAAAACCTCGGTATTGTCTAAGTATAATGAAGCTGGAGACCTCGTGATCCTTAAAAAAGACAGCGCATGTAATACAGAAGTCAAGGCGCTCTTTGGAGATATCAATACGTTCCTTTCTACATCTATGATTACCCAAAATGTGGATAATGATATCCTCGCATTAAACTACAAGGATACATTGGAGACGATTGACAAATCCCATAATATTCAATTTATTTATCACCTCTATAACCTCTTTAAAACCGCAATCAATAAATACAGAGACTTTCGTAAAGTTGTATTGAGTAAAAAAGAAGTTTATGAAAAGTTACTATTTAACGGCACGAACAGCGAAGTGAATGACAAGGTTATCTTGCAACTTACTGACGAACTATCCACACTACACGCCGAAGAAACAACTCTGCGTCAAGCGTTTAACTCTATCCCTATTGATATGAACGACCCATCACACGCATCTATCATCGCAACCGATTATACAAGCAGTATGGAAGAAATTAAAGCAAAGTATACTATTGTATCCACGGAAGTCCTAGAAGAATACAGAGAGAAACTTCATCACTATAAATATCTTCATACTATTCGCTTTGGGAGCAGATACAGAAACGGAGATGGTGACGACTGCGATACTTTGTATTCTCAGCAACTAGAAGACGATTTTAATAAACTACCTTGTGTAAATAAACCTTGCGACATTTCTTACCTCGCAAACGAAAAAAGAGACTTGGAAGAATATATTGATATTGATATTGACGTTCATACAGAAGATCTCGCGGTATCACGTAAAGCGTTAGTGGTTGCTAAAAATCTATTGGGTGAATTAATATCCAATAAACCCAACAAGGTATCTGGAATGGCGACAGGTAGAGATATAGACAAAATAATAAGAAATATTGTGAAGGTTTATGGTTCAATAGATGTCTTTAATGATTTCATATCTTCGCATACAAAACCACGCAGAAACGAAAAACGGGAGCGAAACGGAATAGATATCCCTCGCATCGCTCGCTACACAAACGCCCTTCAACAGAAGGATATCATAATTGGCGAAATCAGTCATATTCACAATCAACTCGCGACCTATGAAAGCGATTTTAATACTTTGTTTTCAAAGCAACAAAATATAAAGATTGTAAATATCCCTCGCGAATCTTGTGGTATCGTGAAGTCCGCAAAGTCTGTTGCGAAGGAACTGAAGCATTACAATATAGACACAATAGAACTCCAGATTGCCGAGGATGACACGATTATAAATGAATATCTCTTAGAAAACGACGAATTACAAAAACTTGCCACAGAAATTGAAAATTCTACAAAGGAACTTCAGCATTTCTCACGTAGCGAAGAGTATCGTTATAATCCAGAATGTTCGGTTTGTTGTAATCGCCCGTGGGTTTCGCGAATAAAAGATATACAGATCACCCTACATACCCTAGATACGAATATGACTACGAAACGACAGTGTATGAAGTATAGCGAGAGCGATTTTGCGATGGTTCAGAAACGCTTTGAAGAACATAATAAAAAGAAGATGGATTTTCATTTACTAAACGAATGGTATCACTATTATAAGTTTAAAGAAGCGAATATGAAGATTACAAACGATATGAATAGTATTATAGAGGCGAAGGCGACTTTACACAAAGAACTCACGCACAAAGACGCCGAACTCAATACGCTTACTACATATATTGAGTATTTCGTCGCATACTCGTTTATGCTATATGAAGAATACTTGTGTGATATCTACAAAGAATGGGAAATGAAATATAATGAAACGAAGCATCATATAGAGGAACTGGAAAAAACCATTCATTACCACGAGATTATTAGACCGCGTATTGCGAAATACAGAGAATTACAAAAAACCTATGATGAATGGGTGACATATGATAACACGAAAAGGATTATAGATACGCATCATTACTATACATTAAAAGCAATTATAGATGCAAACAATGAATATCGCGAATACGAAAGCAACGAGCGAATGAAACCTCTAATACTGCGAAAACTTGAATTGAATGAGACACTGAAGGAAAAGGAAGGTGTAAGGAAAATGTTGAATGATAAGGTTGTAAAGTATACTACGATTAACACGTATAACAATGAAAATAAAAGGAATTACAATTCGCTTGTGGTGATTGAAAGCGAACTAGATACTATTATTGATGTCATTGATACGATCCTAATCAACTTTCAATCCTTTCGCAAGGAACTATATGATACCATAATTCTCACGCGACTTGTAGAAAAAACGAATGCGATCATTAAAACTTTGTGCCACCAGAACACGAAACCTTTTAAACTAAATTATAATGTTGATATCACGAATGATACGGTGCATATCAATTGGTTAATACATAACGACAATGTATCGTGTGATGACACGAAACAATACATATCGGTATCACAAGCGTCCGGTTTCCAGCGCTTCGCGATCTCTCTGGCACTCCGTATGTCTTTGTATTTCAACAATTACGATGTGCTATGTAAGCAACTCTTTATAGATGAGGGGTTCATTAATTTTGATAAAAATAACTTGTCGGTCGTTCCAGTGTTCCTAAAGAGTCTCTTACATTACTTCAATACGATTGTGATACTCTCACATATTGACATTATCCAAGATTCCGTGGATGAAACCGCTGAGATTCGTTTCAATAAAACAGATGGTGTATCTTCACTTGTTTATCGCTAAGAGGAAACGTAGTGAAATGGGAACCTTGTTTTTATATTTCAAAAGAAAAGAAAATAACTTACTATATAAAATCTAAAAAATAATTATAGGGTTCACAAGGCAACTACCTATAATACAAGGAATGGTAATAGATGTGTCCTATATCTACCCTAAAAGTCGGCAGGTACGAAGGTGCGTTGAGCGCTCCAAGATATGCTATGGATATGCTAATGGATAATCAAAGAGAACAACTTGATAATTCTTTTTTTATTTTCTAAAACTATTTTACTTTTTCTAAAAACTTTTAAAGGTCTATAACTTTTATAAAATAAAAAATATATAACACATACTATTCCTCAAAACTATAACTTATTCGCTCGTTATTAAGGACGGTCTCCAATATATACACCATTTATTATCTAGCGTAGGTACCATTCTACCACGATTTTTATCATCAATGCCCCACATACGCTTTAATAACTGTTCGTGCGTAGGGTTCTTTCCGTCTTTCATAAGTGTAGCAGGTGCTTTCGCGTTTTCTTTTCGTGATGAAAATTTACAACCAATTGTTCTTCCAAATTCTATCGCTTCCTTCTGCGTGTCAAATACCATACTGTCCTTGTCCGTGTCTTCTGTGACTACCTTTATAGTCCTCTTCTTTTGAGCACGGATATTATCAATCGCAGATTTGCCAATCTCTCCTAATTCACTCATCGGTTCCCTGTATGTTTCTTGTGTTACATACTCTCCGTTATGGTTGCTCGCCATATTCCTTGCACATTCTTCCATTACAATACAACGATTCATTATCGTCGTAGGGCAATATACCTGAGTCTGTATGTATTTGCTTTCCCAATTTTTCATTCTACCCGTTATTCTCCCAAATAACTGATAGATATCATCGTTCGTTAGATCCATATGTCCAAAGATAGCAGATGTAAAGGAACCCAGCGATTTATGCGCTAATGTTTGTCCCATACCGACACATAACAAACCCGTAATCACAATCGGGCGGTCTTGTAGGTTGTGGTGTATAACAAGTCTAGAAATTGTTTCACACGCCTCTTCATCACAAGAGGTTAATGGCAACGTCTTCGTATTCCCCAAATTATCATTGTATTGAAGAGTTTTTTCAAATCCATTTAATACAACAACGACCGCATTCTTTTTTATTTTAAATACAAGGTCTCTCACCGCATTATGTCCCGCTTGACGAATATGCGCGGGAATAAATGACCTCGTCCCATCACCTAGGATTTCTGGATACTTTGTCAAAACACTATTTATAAAACCAAGCGTCTGCCGATCTTTTTCTTCAAAATCAAACGCACTTGGACGAACATACGGGTTTGTGAAGAAATCGTCCACGCAATTAAATACCATATCCTTATATCCTACATAATTTGTGTCAGAGAAATCGTCCAACTGAATAAGTTCAATGGTTGACCAGAATCCTACATCTTCAAATATTTTATCAGGCGAAGCAGTCAATGCCGTGATGCCCTTTATTATTTCTAAATTATGAATTTCCTCTATCTCATTACGCAGTGTAGGGTTGATATACTTGTGTAATTCATCGTAATAAGCAAACACCCTAACGATGCCGCTAATGTTATTTTTGTCAAGCACTTTGATAAAATCAACTCCGTCCTTATATCTTTTTTTATTGCTACACATCACAACCACACGGGGACAAGTCGCCTTATTCGCACAAACCCCTTGTAATTCATCTCTGTTTTTCACGTGCTTATATTTTCCATCATACTTGGATGAAAAGACGCAAATAGAACCCTCGCCATACGTTTTTTCAATCGTTTCAAGGCGCTTGGCAAACTGCTTGTTATTCAGCAACGTATTCATAGTGAATACGACGTGAATACTACGCCCCAATTCGTCATCTTGTTTAACCAATGTAAGGATCTTTGAAATCGCCGTAAATGTCTTTCCCATCTGTGTCATAAGAACACAAAGGATAAACTTTGACGTTTTCTCAATAATCTTTCCCATCATTTCCGTTCACTTTCAACTTTCGCTTCGTTTCACTTTCAACTTTCGTTTCGTTTGTCTCTGCTCTTTTTCATTTAAACCTAAGATCAATTTTTATTAGATTAAACGATCAATAGAACAAATGTATTTTGAGTATATAAAGGATATTATAAATTACTAAATATATGGAAGGTTTAATTGATACACGAGACGAGTATATTGAACATATACAGGATATCCTGAGTGTCGCGATATCAAAGCGAATATATGCTATCTACACCGAGATAATGGAGGAAAAAAAGGGACTTAAAGGATTTCAAAATGAACTCTATAGTATCCGCAAATGGAACAATAACATCGTGAGCGACGAATACAAGAAGATCGTTAAATATACCAAGTGTAAATACCTAGCGAACCTGATTAAAATTATCATTATAACTACGATAAAAATAAAGATTTATGAATATCGCGAGCAGTTTGATAATATTAAAATAAAAATCCCAAATGCCGAAGATTTCGTTCATAAATGCTATATAAACGCCGCAGCCTTCTCTTGGAAGAATGCTTACTTGTATAATCGCAATAATATAAAAGACGCTGAATATCAAAATAATCTCAATATTATTGAAGAAAACATCAGAGCGATTGTAAAGAAAACCTTTCGCGACTTTATACCGTTTGATGAAATCTTTAAACAAATTGAAGATAACCTAAGTGACAACGTTCATCAATACAGAGATACAGATGCTCAAAGTGTAGATGTTGAAATAACAAAAAAACCAAAAGACACGAAGACGAAACACATCACCAAAGACAATGCTAGTGACGAAGAAGAAGAAGACGATGTAGAAGACGATGAAGAAGACGAAGAAGAAGACGATGAAGAAGACGAAGAAGAAGACGATGAAGAAGACGAAGAAGAAGACGACGAAGAAGACGATGAAGACGAAGAAGAAGACGATGAAGACGATGAAGAAGACGAAGAAGACGATGAAGACGATGAAGAAGAAAAAAATGAAGAAGATGAGAAGGGTGAAACAGGTGAAACGGAAGATAAAAAGGGGGATATAGAAAAAATAGAATCTAAGGATGTTGAAGCAACTTGTATTGCGACACAATACGACGATATTAAATTAAATAATATAGTAGATACAAAATATAGCGATGATAACAAGGATGAGGCAGACGAAGCACGTGATTTACAAGAAATATCCTTTGCGCCACACGTGCAAGACAAGGAAGATGAAGCGATCCTTGCGAATTCTATTCATAAAGAATGGAATGATATCAAAGACAATTACAGCTCATTATCGCAAAATAAAACAGAGTATAATACGGAGTATAAAACGTTTGACAAAGAGGGGGGTCGTAAAAAAAAATATGATCATTATGACGACGACGATTCCATAAGCGTCGTAAGTCACGCAAGCGTCGCAACTGCTATAACTGATATAAGTCAAATAAAACAGATACATATCCAAGATACTGCGAAAAGTAAAAAACCTAGTTTTTTCTAAATAATTGATTATATAATATAGGAATAGAATCCAAATGCCCTATTGTTTCCTTTGCTATTCTGCGGACAATATTATATATACGAATACGCGCTTCGTTTGTAAGAAATGCAATATCTGCGATATATGCGGACTTTGTTGTAATGATAAATGTCTCGCTTTATTTGCGACGTGTTTATCCATCACAGACACAAAATCCTAATACGCATTCTTCTTCACCTTAATTTGCGTTGAACCCTTTTTTTTTACAAAGACACCAGGGTCATACTCTTCGGGATCATCTCCTTCTTCATTCATAAGACCCATTAAATCCCTCTGGTCTTGTAACGATTGCATCTCCCATAGGTCTTGTGAACACATCTTGTAATTGACATCTTGTGCCTTATACCAAAATACGATGTCCGAAATATTGTTGGACTGAACTTTGTTGTCAATCACAAGACACTCAAAGTTCTCGGTGCATTGATTCATCACCTGATTAAATACGTCAAATGTAGGGAACATACCTGCGTAATGATTGTAGATCTTTTCTCGTTCCTTTACAATATTATTACGAAAAATAAAAACATAGTCAATGTTGGAACGCAAGTCGGGCGGTAATCCTAAACCGTGTTGCATAGTGATTAAAAGGAATATCTTGTAATGCCTCCCGTTCATAAAAATACACCGAATGTTTTTGTCCGTCATCGCCGACTTGTTATACATACAGTCGTCTAATATCAGGAAGGCGCGAGGGTCTATATGTGAACTCCCCCCCCTCATCATCTCTTTTTTCCGCTCGTTCGTGATATTAATCTGTCGCGTCAAGAACTTACTAATTAAATTCGGTTCCAACTCGTCATATATCAACATTTTTGGGATAAACTTCTCAAAGTATCCGTTTGCCCGCTCCGTTTGCGAAACTACAACACCCACAGGTATATCCTTGTTATGACTTAGGATGTCTTTCATACAATAACTTTTTCCAGTATTACGCTTGCCGATAAACACAACTACCGAATCACTCTTTATTTTCGCGGGGTCAAACCTTTTAAGTTCTAACTTCATTTAACTTATAATAACAAAAATAATAATATAGGTATCACACGCCAAGATACGATATAGATATAAGATATAACTATGATTAATATATAAGAATAAGAATTAAGATTAAAAATAATGAAACATTATTGGATAAATATTGATAGGTCGCGGGATAGGCGCGCATTTATGGAGGAGCAATTTAAAAAGAATTCGCTGGATAACACAAGGATATCAGCAATCACCCCTAGCGATTTTGACGAGGTTCTAGAAGATAAACGCCCTTTAACATGTAAACATCCTGGGTGTGTTCGGTGTGAGTATGAATACGCTTGTATATCTAGTCATATTAAAGCGATGATGGAGGGACTGAAAGACGCGAACAACGACTGGTTTGTTGTAATGGAAGACGACATCGTAATTCCCTTTGATATCAATTATAACGAACTTATTAGCACGTTGCCCAAAGAGGCACAGTTGGTTCAACTGCTTATCTTGTATGGTCCCACTGTGAAATCGCTATATGAACTTTATATCACACATAATGCGCATTTTATTAAATGGCAATATCTATTACCTTCTACAGGTATGTATATCATATCCCGTGAAGGAGCAGAAATATTAGTTGGTAAATATTTTAATTCTAAAAAGAATAAATATGACTTCACTACGTGCGAATACCAAGTTGTCGCAGATGTCGCATTGTATTCGTCTATAAACTCCTTTGCGACTACATTTCCGTTCGCATACCCAAATATCGCCTTAGTGTCCGAAATACACCCTGAACATTACGAAGCACACAAACAAACCTACCTTGATATTAAAGATGTTGTTGATTCGGCGCTTCGCGTGAATCCCACGAATCCCGTAAAACCTATCCCTTTTATACACTAATACATTGTATGCGAAGCACGCGAAGCACGCGAAGCACGCGAAGCGTCGCCCTGCTTATCCTTCGCGTCTACGATATTATATTTTTCATTAAAGAAATAGATTACAATGAGTTGTTTACGGTGGTCTCTTAATTTATCTGTGCAATACAATACATAGGTTTCGTCCTTCCCATTCAAATTCTTATTTTTTATCCATATTTTAAAAAGTTCATTGTATAATATGACAGATTCGTTTATCAACGGATATTTGTCTATCTTGTTGGTCGCCAACATCTGCGCCTCCTCCGCCAATCCTATAATATGAAGAAAATGCTTTGTAATACAATCACGGCACCTCTTGTTCTTGTTCGTAAGATGCTCCTCTAATAATATAGACTGCTTTATGATCTGTTGCATGTTGTATCGCGGATCGCTCACTGGATCAATAGAATCACACGTTGCTGAACACGAACCCGAACCATCGGTCTTTTGCTTGTTGTAATTAATGTTTAACATTGTCGCTACACTTCCACTCCCGTGGTCATTCATAATATGTATATGCCACAATATTACTATCGTTGATATTATAACTGTAAACACTATTATAGATGTTTCAAAAAGATTCATCGCAATATTAATTCTACTACTATAATAGAAATATATTATCGCGAATGCTTATAAATGCTCAGGACGACTTCTCTTTGTTGAAAAGTCTTTTCATTGAACCGTTTAAAGGTGGCGGTGGCGGTGGCGGTGGCGGTGGCGGTGGCGGTGGCGGTGGCGGACGTGGTGGTTCATCACGAAGAAAAAACAAAAACACTCCTAAAACCCCATTCGCCCTATTCTTCATCTTCTTTATTGTTCTCTATTCCTTGACATTTATGTTTCTTTCTATACGCAAATAATTATTATAATATTTCTTATATAGTAGAATATAATGAGTCTCTTTTTTGAAGAATTTAAAGTCGGGGGCAAAAGCAACACCAGTGCAAACAAACAACAAGACACCGCAACAAACGATTCAGGTTCAGGAACCGCAACTGGCGCGATCGCAGGCGCTGCTACCGGTGCTTTGGTTTCAGGTGGAACTGCCGCTGTTATGAGTAATTCTGGTTCAAATAACGTAGAGAAATGCCCATTAAATGACGATTCCCTTTATTGTCAGGTTAGCAGAACCGCGGGTATTACTGGTATGCTTGTGTATATATTATTTATTATAATGATGGTTCTTATATTTTTCTACTCTATGTATTATCTGTTTTTTAGAACGGGTAGCGCCAGTAGCAGTGGTGTTAGCAAGGCGGTCTCTAGACGAAGACGCTAAATTAGACCCATCTCTTATTTTTGATGTATTCTTATATAAAACTGATAATCGTTATGCTACTTAAAGCGGAACTTAATGCTCTACATCTATGTTCTACAATTACAGAATGACAAATACTATGTTGGCAAAACGACAAACCCGCATTTTAGATTTGACAACCACTTTACAAGCAATGGTTGCGAATGGACAAAACTTCATAAACCGATAAAAATACTTGAACTTATCCCGAACTGTGATGATTACGACGAAGAGAAATACACGTATAAATATATGGATAAGTATGGTATTGATAATGTTCGCGGCGGTTCTTCTTCGTCTGTCGTCCTAGATACAGAAACAAAAAAACACCTTGTAAAAATAAGTAATAGTATCAACGACAGGTGCTTTATTTGCGGTAAGACTGATGGACATTTCGCGAAAGAATGCTCATATAATGTTTATAACACACGAAGCGATACACGGCACACACGAGACGATTACATCCCACTTCAAACATTACTGACAGATACACCGGATATGATGTTGGCAAATAGCAAAGACCTTGAGATTATAAGACGATTAAAGAAAATAGCGATTAAACTCGGAGACAATATCCTATTAAATTATAAAAAACTTGAATACTCGTCATTGAAAGAACTTGTAGAAGACGCTTGTAATATTTTTGAGAAGTATGACGATACTGAACTTGCTAGGATACCTACAATAACCTCCGTAGATCATGCAAAGAGTTTGCGTAAATATTTACTTCCTTGTAAGATCGCGTTCTATACACAAATCGCGGAATTACTTGATATGTTATCCAGCGAACGCTGTAGATTACTTCAATCCGGTAGCACATTCAAAGATGTTGAATATAACATCCTACGAATATAACAAATAGAACAAATAGAACAAATAGAACATCCTAGATTCAATCTGGTAATAATAAAAACACAAAGGTTGTCAATGTGTATAGCGCGGTTCCCCACAATGTATCCATAATACCAATGGTGCTATCAATGTCTTTGTAAATCGCGAGAGATGTGAAATTATAGATGCCATAGATTGAAAACCCTACCGCGCCTCCATACATAAAGGATAATAATAATTTTTTTTCTATGGAATTGGCATTATTACCACTCTTCATATTTTGTGTTGTGAAAGGTATGGCGACATATAGAACAGAGAATAGTATTATAATATACGCGATGAACGCGTGTTCGTTTCGCAGACTCACAGGGGACTTTTGAACCTTTTGAATTACCGATGAATACGCAGTCATATTCAATGTGATCCACGCGACATCTAATACCAAAAGGACGATGGACACTATAAGGTATTTAACATAGATATTCATATCTTCTTACTATATAGATTTTTTATTATCGCAATATTCTATAGAACCTTTCGCAAATTTCAATATTTCCCTACTTTTTCATGAGTTTCTTATAAACTGTTACAGCGATAAAGCGCCCCTTGTGTTTCACGTGTTCCTTTCTTGAACCGTGTATTTTGTAGATACATCTTAGTTTACCAAGGATCTCCTTCTTTACTGGTTTTGCTAGACGACCACCTATTTGTAAAATAAATTTTTTTTTTTTTGATTCAATAAAACTTCCGTTGTCGTCAAAATTTGAACGCAGATAACTATACCTTTCTTTTAACCGCTCATATGTATTATTATCTATATCTTTTATGTTATTTGATATCATAAAAAATTTGTTAATATCATCTTCTAATGATGATATATCCTTAATGGTTATGTCACCTATGCCTTTATCTTCTAACATACCTTCTCTCGTAAGTAAATAATGTAGATTCTTTCGCATCGTACTTAGTTGTTCAAGCATAAACAAAACATCGTATTTAAGTTTCAAAAATTTCATATTGTCTTCAGATTGGTTCACCCTATCTGCTGTAATCGTTCGCATATGAAAATCTTCAGCTTGCGATGTTAAAGTTATAACAAAATTATTATAAATTTTAATATCAATTTCCTTATCACTTACAGCAATTAAACCATCTTGTAATTTTTTAACTTCTTTCTCTAATTTATCCCCTGTTTTTTCTAAACTTGCCTTACTTGCCCTTTCTAAACTTGTCATTAGTATATCAACCTCTCTTTTTCTATTTGAGTATCTTTCTTTTATTTCAACAAGCTCTTTCTTCGCCTTTATAATTTTATTTTTATACATTAATTGTAATGCTAATACCTTCTCATAATCTTCTAACATTTTCAGTTTATTTCCCTTGTCTTTTTCACTTTCATCATTATTTATTTCTTTCTTTTTAGCTGCTATTATAGATTCTAATGATTGTTTTTGTTTTCTGAATAACTGTATCATTATCCCTATATTATAAAAACATAAAATAAGGGATTACTATATCTCCGACACCTTATCTCCGACACCTTTCACTTACATATAGATCTTGTCGCCGTATCGTATGAAGATGTGATGGTTACACACTTCTTTTTTCAAATTTTTTGCTTATAACTTCAAACCTCTCCATATAAACCCTTGTAAAGACGCCCAAGTCTTGCCGTGATGAGTATTCCATTTTATCAACATCAAATGGGTTTATCTTGTAATAGCAAGTATATCCTACATGGTTTTTAACCTTTTTGGTTTTCAAATTTATACACCCTTCTTTAATCGCGTGTTAAGATAATTTTAGAACATATTAAGTAGACATTGATTATATAAGAATTAAAAAACATATAAGAGATAAACACATAAGATATATCGCATTTATATATCTAATTGTGTGATTGCGTCAAGAGCATCTCCATACTTGTCTTTTCCGTTGCCACTTACAATATTATCATATACGATTCTTAGCAGGTCGTCATTCATCCATACCTTCTCATTCAATGTCCGAAGTTTAACAATGTTATGATTGTCTTCCATTTCTTCAATTTCCTTTTCCATCAAACTAACACAGTAGTCAAATGCCAAGTCGTATAAATAGCGACTGTTGTTCTTAAACTTTCCGCTACGGATTTCGTATCTACATACATACATTTGTTTAAAGACATCCAATTCTTGCGGTGACGAGTATTCCATATTCTCCACGTGAAACGGGTTAATCCTATAATAGCAATTATTCTCACGATTGGCAACCTCTTTTACTGTGGTATCCTCCTGTGTGCCATAGATGGTTGCGGTATCAATTCCCCAGTATCTCTTATACTCATACGCCCAATTATCATTGAACCCTCCAATCTCCTTTGTATTTTGAACCGAATGTAGGTCGTTCGTTAGCATAAGTGATAGATCGTAATAATGCTTCCAATACTTATTTTTTTGTAATTCATCAAATGTCATTACGACATCCCCGACTTTCTTTACATCCATATAGACCTTGTCACCACAGCGAATGAAGAGGTGATAGTCGCATACATAATCAACGCGATGCACCATCGTTTCAGGTCTTCCTAAAATATAACTACAAGCATTATATGAGTTTTTGCCAAACACTCCCGAACACTCCGCATTTGCGATAGTGCTCATCTTTGCTTCTAGCTTCGTTCGTTTGCTTCTAGCTTCGTTCGTTTGCTTCTAGCTTCGTTCGTTTGCTTCTAGCTTCGTTCGTTTGCTTCTAGCTTGTTTCGCAACTATATACCAGGTTTATCGTTTGACAAACGGGTATATCTCTGTCTATACATTAAAACCCATCCTAATCAATTTTAAACAAATCAAGATAATTTTAGAACACATTTAGAAAAAATGATTTCGCTATAATAATACCTATAATTAGATTATGCACGGATATATTTATTGTATATCCTATACGATGACTCAAGGTACTCCACGATATTATATAGGTATGAGTAAAGAACTCCCATTCTATATACTGATAAAACGAAACTACGACCTACCGACTTCATGTAGTCCACGTAGTCCACACCAGCGATACAAATGTGTCTTTGCTAAGTTTGTGAAGGATTTAGCGATTGAGAAAGCAAAAATGGATAGATTATTACATAATCGGTGTATCGCGATAATGGATGATCTTCACCCAGAACACAAGAAAGGTAACTTTGTAGAAATGGAGAATACCGAAGAGTATAATTGGCATCGCCCCACTGACGATAATGATTTCATTCCATCAATAATCTCACTAGAATATATTCGGTCAATCTTTGACTTGTCTCCCGGTGATTACATTGATGACGTAGATGTAGAGGATACAAAAGACATAAGTATGCTAAATGAATATAACGACTATGTCATTTGCGAAAGGATCGAACACGCTTTTTACAAGTTAGAGAAGGAAAAAGAATTATTACAATACTTCAAGGGATTAAAAGTATCCTTTGATAAAATCAACGTAGATCTTGTGAAAACTTTACAAACCTACGAGGCACTAAGCGATTCCACAAAGAATAACGTTATGCGGATGATACAATCATTGTAGTCGTCGCGGGAGTCACTGGTGTCGCGATAGTATCCGGATAATATACAGAACATACATTATTTTCATCACAGTAGATGGTTGTAGCACCGAAATATATATACCTGCCTTTGTCGGTAGTAGCGGTCGCAGAAAGCATAGCGTAAAGTTTCGTGATTGTCTGGAACATATTCTATATACTCTACGCGTTTTATTTTTATATAGAAAATTGACAAAGGAATAACAAAGATTACTTTCAATAAATGGAATCGTTTTTCAAAAAGAATTATCTCTATGAGTTACCCGATGATATACACATCATCATCTATAAAAAGGTGTATCATAATACACTCATCACTATACGTGGAAAGAAGGAGGCACTCAACAAATTTAACAAATTAGTAGCGTATATCAAAAAGAATCATTATGATCCTAGCAGACGCCAAGCGGTATGGAGTATATTTTTATGTAATCGTCGCGATGTCGGCGACCCGTATTACAAATACTTTCAGTATTATGCGGATGACGAAACAGACTTTTTACATCTCAACAAAACAAAGATGATACGATATGATACCAAGTATTCTACAATCAAATACATAGACTTCACAATATACCCGATACAAGATAGGATCCCTACGGATCATTTTAACTATATAAAGAACACTTTTGAGCAATATATACATATTTTCATAAGTCTCAAACATTATAAGGCGATTACGTGCGGGACGTGCGATAAATATATAAATATCAGGGATGTCAAACTATTACGAGACAAAATACGGATAGAGTTTGCGGATACTTGTGTATTTAAATGTTATATTGATATTTATAATAATATATTGGAAACATATAATTTCATACTATGTATATTGGATATCTTGTCAGTGCTTCCAGAATATAACTTAGATTATATCAATGACATTGGGGACTTGCGAGATTGGTTCGCCTATAACGCGTTTTTTAGAGGATTCGTAATGAATGATAAAGGCGATACGATCACTCCTAAGTTTTACTCATAAATAGATAGTCTATCTTTCTAAGTTTTATTTAATTAGAGTTATCTTTTGTTTTTTTCATCAAGACATCCTTGTTTTCTATAATGTATGTTTTACTACTGCTACTATTCATAAACTTCGCAAAGATAATACTAAAAAATATCTTATTCTATATATATAAATAATATATAGATACGATGCATTGCTTAGGATGTGCGATATATATCCCTTCATTCCAAGATATTATTGAATATCTAACAAAAAAACAATAAATAATATGAACATTTTATGTAGCAACCACCGCTACTGTCTCATCATCCTTAACAACCTTACTCTCGTTCCAGTGAATCGCCGCCTGTTTCATCAGTTCCTTCCTCTCCTTGTCTGGGAACTCAAGGATTAAACGCGCCATTTCATCTTTAATAAACAAGTTATACTTGCTCGGTAGTTTCTTGATCACCACACCATCACTATCCACCTTCACAACTCGCTTTTTACCCTGTCCCGACTTTAACGCGTCTTTGAAAATAGACACCGCAAGTTTCTTCGTATCATCTAGCGTATATTCAGTATCATCCGTAATCGCAACCATCAAACATTCCTTTATTTTTTTACCCGATACATTCTTTACGGCAGTCATACTCATTATATAATCTTATTGTATTGTAAGTTTTATATAATTTTATATATAGTAATAAAATAGAATATAATGGGGGGATGGAATGAACATTATAAATTTAACCAATACAAGGTAAAGTTAAACGAGGTCTTTGAAAATCTGGACGAGATCATCTATATATCAAACAGTATAGATTACAAAAAGGTAAATATATTGTTATACAAAATCGTCCAAAACTTTGACTATTTTTACTATTATCAACCACCGCCAGAACCAAACCCAGAACCTCCGCCAATGCCAGTAGAAGAACCTCTGCCAGTCAAAGAAACAAAAACACGAATATTATATGGCGGGAGTGAATCAACATCACAAGAACAACCACAAGAACAACCACAAGAACAACCACAAGAACAACCAGAACTTGTTCTACCACCGAAGGAACAACCTTATAGTAGTATAGATACCGAAGAAATGCTTGATATCATTATGAAAGATCAAGAATATCAGGATTTAATATCATATATTGATGGTGTTCAAACCAATATACGAAGGAAGTGTGGAAATTTAATAGAGATCATAAACCCACTAACCGAATATTTAAATGACAAAACGATGGAAAACCGTTTGATATTACAAGATTACCTCAAACAACACGAAATCATTAAAACAAAACTTACAACAATTCAAGAAAATATACGAGATATAAACTATGGGATTCGTCAAAAATACAAAATACCACCAAGAAAAATAAAGTTTGATGTTATTTTAATACCAAACAACATTGAGTGGTGGATTTTAAAATATATACTTAATTCATCCGCGCGATATCATTTAAATAGATATTTTTATACGAAACAGATTCACGTCATAAAAGGTGATCTATCCAAGGCAAATATAGATGATTTTGAAAATAAACTGAAAAAATTATATAATGACCTATTCATTAAATTTAACGAATATATTCGGGGAAATAAAAATAACAAACCTATTACGGATAAATTAAAAGGGTCTCTAGCAGATACCGAAGATCCGGTAGATGAAAAGGATATACCTGGTGCTATGGAAGATTATCCCGATACACAACCTATACAAACCTTATTAGATATTTTAGAAGAAAAAAGAGGATCTGTCAGCAAATTATTTGTAAAACCACCACAACAACAACAACAACAACCACAACAACCACAACAACCACAACAACAACCACAACAACAACCACAACAACCACAACAACCACAACAACCACAACAACCACAACAACCACCACAACAACCATCAAAAGAACCAGTGCTTGAACAATTAACAGAAGAAATTACTGAAAAAATTAAAAATAAAACAGATACCGCAAAAAAAAATTTAAATAATGCCAAAGAAGACATAACTAGTTTTATGAAGAATATGACAGACAAAACACCTGACCTCACAGACGCAAAAGGAAAATTAACAGACTTAGCAAAAGGCAACTTAGGTGATGCATCTAGTTTTATGAAGAATATGACAGACAAAACACCTGACCTCACAGACGCAAAAGGAAAATTCGCAAACCTAGCAAAAGGCAACTTAGGTGACGCATCTAGTATTATAGATGGTTTCAAAAGTAAGATGCCAGGTATCGCAGACGCAAAAGGAAAATTCGCAAACCTAGCAAAAGGCAACTTAGGTGATGCATCTAGTATTATAGATGGTTTCAAAAGTAAGAAGATGCCAGGTATCACAGACGCAAAAGGAAAATTCGCAAACCTAGCAAACGGTAAACTCAAAGGACTCATTCCTTAAACCCTCCCGCGAAGTTCAGCGACTTCCTCTCGCAATTCGTTAATTTCTTTTTTAAGCGCTTTTATACATTCTACAAATAATGGTGCCATCTTTTCATAGCAAATGGTTAAAAAATTGTCTCCACTCTTTGATACAATATTATTATATCCGTCTCGTTTCATATCAAATGGTGCCAGTTTAACAATCTCTGGAAGTATGCCTTGAACCTCCTGTGCACTCAACCCGACATCCGGCGTTTTTGAAAATCCATAGGTCGTCGCCAAATCATTCGGTGTAAAATGAAACCCATTGATCCTATTAATCAAATCTATCGGATTCTCTATATTGGACGTGTAATTTTTAAGACGATTGTCAGAGAACGACGTTGTAATACCCTTGGAACATATAATCGCACCATCCACCGTAAGTGTATCTATGTTGCTCATTGTCCCTACAGATATGTTTTTGAGACTAAACGCATATGTCGGGCGAATCGCCCACGGTGTCTCCTTGTTATTTATTAAATATGCCAAATTATTACTTGTACTCAAAGTATAATTACTGTTGTTCATAGTATTCGTTTGTATCGTAGTATTCAGTATCGCTACTCTACTATCAAGTCTCTTCGCAATCACATTGCTCGTCTCCAAGACATAATTACTCATATCCAATAAAACATTCCTATTATTGCTAATAAAAGTTCCTGTATTGCTAATAAAATTACCAGTATTGCTAATAAAATTACCTGTTACCCGAACATCCCCTTTATTAGTTATCGTAAATACCGTGTTGCTACTATTAGACCCTTGAATAATGTCATTTATAATATCATTCTGTTTAATCACCAACGCACGCGACGTTGTGTTCGCATTCATTATCTCTAGACGTTCTGTCGTATAGATTTCTGTTTCAAGCATTGTGCTCGCACCAAGAACAATTAAATTTGACGTGATTGTTAAATTACCATAGACGCTAAGATTATTATCATAAACGTTGTTTATAATGAACCGTTTCGCAGCACCCCTATTCTCATTGATCATATCCGTCGTCAAATTCGTCATCCGTCGCACAATGAGGTTGCTTGTAATATTAACGTAATTACTCATATTCACATTGTTCAAATCTGTCTTCGCCACTAAGAGATTGCTTGTTATCATCACATAATTACTCATATTCGTATTATTCAAATCTGCCTTCGCCACTAAGCGATTGCTCGTAATATTAACGTAATTACTCATATTCGCATTGTTCAAATCGGTCTTCGCCACTAAGCGATTACTGGTTATCATCACGTAATTACTCATATTCGCGTTATTCAAGTCTGCCTTCGCCACTAAGCGATTGCTTGTAATATTAACGTAATTACTCATATTCGCGTTATTCAAGTCTGCCTTCGCCACTAAGCGATTGCTCGTGATATCCACGTAATTACTCATATTAAAATTGTTAATGTAAGCCTTCTCTGTTAAAAGATATTTCGTGATATCAACGTAATTACTCATATTCATATCGTTATTCAATATGGTTTCATTCAAAATTTCAACATTTTCTATTAGTGCGGTGCTATTGTATGTTCCAAGATCTGCTACTCTTTTGTGTATTACTTCAATTACATTACTACCATGCACGTCAAATATATTTCCACTGATATACAAGTCATTGCTCGTGCGGACATCACCGTAATACTGGATATTGCCCACCTTATCAATGAGTAATAGCGGATGCTCAATTTGATTGTCACGGTAATTAAATTTCATATTGCCCTCATAACAATAAATTTCGGTGTTTAAACTGCCACGATCAAACGTCTCGTCTTTGACAGAACTAGTAAAGATAATATGTGGTTTCAACTTCGTTTTATTATAGTTTGATAATTGTATATTTAAATTGCTATTTGGAACATAGCGCCTGTAATAATCGTCCATCACCACGATATTACTTAAACTCGTCCCGTATATCGCGAACTCGTCCAAATGTATATTGGAACCCGCGTATATTAGTTCCGTATTATACGCACTATCTACAACCTCGTTTGATGTGCGGATATTTACAAGGTTCGTCTTGTAATCTGCGTAGCGTATATTAGACGAATAATTGAGGACACAACTGTCATTGGTATTCGTGTTTGGGATCGTATTAGAACTGTTAATACGCATCCGATTCGTGCGATGGATCGCGAACTTGCCTTTGTAGGCATATGTTAGGTCAGTGCCCATTGTGTAGTTATAACATAGGACGTTGGAAGTGATAGATTCTATATATATATTTGATAACGAATAATTGTCGTCTAATTTTATTAGATTTTTATTGACAAATACTTTGGATATATTCTTCGTGTTAAGATTCACCTTTGGCAAATAACTATAGATTTCGTTACGAACCGATATAATATTACTCGTCCTACCCCGCACAGTATCTACGATCCTCGTATAGTTTGAAGTGAAAAACGTATTGGATGTCGTGATGTCCGCCAAATACGAAGGGACATTATAAATGTTGTTAAAGATACACGATAAATTATATTTATTACTTATAATATTATTATTTAGAGTTATATCAAACACATTGGATGTCTGGTGATTCACAAGCCGCATCTCATCCAATCCAATAACCTCATTTTGACTATCCGACAAAAAAGGCGTAATACGAAATAACGCACTATCGTTTTCAAGCAAATTCTCTTTGTTGAATTCAATCCTATACGTTGGTATCGTGTTTATCTTGATGTCTCGTGTGCTATACCCACCGTTCAAGATATTTGCGTTCGTCTCCGTGAATTTATAGGTCAAATCAATATTGGAGTGTAACGATAGATAAGTGATATCCTTCGTCGCGTGTAGCGTTTTATACACTACCGCATTCTTATTGTCTATATTACTCCCAAATATGTCATATGTAGGCACATACTCCGGTGGAATACTATTGCGAAATGCCGTATTGAATACCTTCGTATTGTTATCCCATCTGTTCGTGCCCATCCCACCCGCACCCTCCGCAACCATAACTCCATTAAATACCACATTACTGCTGTTCACGATCGCATGCGTATAGATATAATCCTTTGTGTATCTCGCGTTAATGAGCATCGGTTGCTCATCATATTCACTGTTGATGGTCATTGTTTGCATAGGTGCGGTTTCATTAAATCCATAACGAACGCCATCCCGCAAATTAAAACCAGTCGTGTAAGGATCTATGGTTAAAATATTAAACATATTGTTTTTTTCTGGTTCGGTTCCCGCGTTTAACACGCCAACATCCAGCGTAAAACGATAGTTGTTCTCTTCGTCTCCACTACAAATCGTGGTGTATTTATTGCGGTCTCCTGCGATATTCACCATATTGATCTTAACAGGATGATAACTGTTGGTCAACTGCAACCCGTATTTATTGTCGTCGTCAATGTGCAAACTAATATTACTATTGTATCCACTCGCACCTTGCCCTAAATGCATATACGTCTTTGAATAACTGTTGTTGAACTCTACGAACGAATGATAGAAGTCGTTGTTGCTGTCGTTCTTGTAATAACTAAATGTCAAGTTCGTATTCTCGGTCGCGATATCATTATTATTGGACACCAAGATTTGAACCATGTTTTTTACGTTTGTATTGCGATTCCTGTCATAACCGACGTGAAAGTCATTGAATCTATAAATACCCATTTCAATCGCCGAATAATCGTGATTGTTATGAATTTCATTATCCATAATAACATTGGATGAGTAAGTGATGAACTTCGCTACGGACAGGCGATCGTTATTCTGCTTCACGACAAACGGGATATCGGTATTCACGATTGAATCTACAACAATAGACTGTGTCGGTTTGAAGATGATGTTTTTACCCGAATATTCAATGTCGTTATAATCAATTACGTTTTTATAAATAAGATTAGATACAGCGACCACGTCAATATACTTTGATAATTCCGTAAGTCCCTCTACTCTTTTGAGACGCACGTTAAAATTATTACTACCATTATCAATAATATTAATATTTCCATGAACATTCAAGTCACCGTGGATAGATACCGCAACATTTGACTCTTCATTCAAGAATTCATAGGAAACGTCGGGTTTATTAAAATCCACGTGGTAATTTGAGGTAAGTGTATTGTAATACATTGTCATCCCGAAGTTCGTCGGTTCAATCGTCTTGTCCGCATATCCAATCTGTAACGGTCCGATTCGCGCAAAATCTCGCGAATCTATATCATTAAACTTGTGATTTTTATAAATGAACCATCGCTCTAAATCACGATCATTCCTTAAATCCCTGTCGTATTCGCAAATGTCAATTCCGCTATAATCGGCGTTATTGTGAAGTCCGCCACCGCGAACACCGCGATATATGCGAATCACCGAATGATTATAATCCTCAATCGCTGTATTGCGAATCTGTAGTGGCGTATGAACGTCTTCTCCGCTCCACCCAATTGATATCTTCTTATTCGTATAAAAACTCCCGGGATTATTTGTGGACTGCAACGTCTCAATCAGTTTGTCATTTTGATAATAGATGTCACTATTGACACCCTGTTTCACATTCAACCCATGCAACTTAGCAGAATAAGTAGATATATTGTCATAGTTAATACAATATTTATAAGTATTTTCATTGTATATGCTGAAATAATTCTTGGCACCATTATACACAAACGCACTCATCTTTGTAATCACATCGTCCCTGTATAGGAAATACTCAGTCCCCGAAATCTTGCCATTAACATCCAAATGAACTCCGTCGTGCGGTAGTTTTCTATTTACACTCAGTCCGGTATTCGTAATAGAGAGCATTGGTGGGGTATTGATTAGATTCGGTCGCAATACGTTATTTTCTAAAGATGATATATCAAACGATGGGTAAAAGTAGATGTTGTGCTTCTTATTAGGAATCTTGCTGGTATTGATTAACAGACTGTTGTCATAAAAATCCAGATATGAAAGTCGCCCTATGTTTGCGATAAATTTATCTTCATTCAGCTTCTCTTGTAAAATGAGTTCAAAGTTATTATTTGAACTATGTGTTTTAAATACATTCACTGAACCTGTGAATCCTTCGCCTTTATTCGGACCCACGCTCAATTTGTTCGGGAAACTGATATTGCGATTCGCATCAAGATTTGCGATATTACTATGAACATATGTGAAAAAATACTTGTTGTTGCCATTGTTCGTAGTGCTCGTGATCGTCGTATATCCTAGTGTCTCGTCGCTTATATTAATCGGATTCACACGGATACCACCAATCATCAAGTCGTTCGCAATATTCAAGCGATTCATTGAAAGCGATGTCGTATTGACAAAATTCGTATTTCCGCGAAACGTCGCGTTATTCGTGACAAGTATATCCTGAACATTCATATTCTGTGCTCCGACCGTTCCTGTTGCGTTTATATTCTTTGTTGTTAGCGTTTCTCGCACATCCAGCATATTAAAAGAATAGTTTACGCCTGTAAATGTTCCTGCTGAAATTTGCGACGGACGAATACTACCCGCGCCATTCGCGCGAATATATACCTCGTCAATATGCTTGTAATCGTTCGCGAAATTATCAAATACGATGATGTCGTCAAATTTGGAAACGCCTTTCACGTCTAGTCGCGTAGGGTTTGTATACGACTCGTTGCTACTAATGCCATTGATCAAAACATTCTTATAATACACCACATTCGCCGCCTTGTTTTTCCCGATACATACATTCCCATTATGATCAATCGTCATCGCAGCATAATCACTATCCTTTGTATAGCGCGGTATTGCCTCTCTCGTATATAAGGAATTGATTTCCTCTGCCGATTTATTCACGTGAAACTCTAAGGGCATTCCTTTCGTGGTTGAAATGACAGCAGGGGATATATTACTGCCACCGATAATACCGATGCTTAATTTGGACAACTCGTTTGTGGTATAATTGTAGGTGTCGTTTCGCAAGGCGATATGAATATTTGTAAAATCGTTGTTCGGCGTGGAGTTGATATTCAAAGGATGCTGATTATAATTTGTATCCACCAACCCACCCAAGGTTAGATAATTTGGCGTATAGATATTATTTACAGGATACGTCCTATCATAGAGATTGTTAAAGTAGGTTACGACACCTGTTTTGAACGGTTGGGACTCCGACAAAACATTGATGTTTTTTATTAAATCAATGATGGCATTACTGCCAATCTCGCCACTAATAGAAATGTTACTAAACTGAATGCCGTGGGCGTTGATTATGCCGTCACAGTGAATATTGCGATTCACGTAAAGAGACGTGTTTGGTTGCCTGTAATTGGACGTGATAAACCGTGACGTATTGATGGCGACCCCGTCTTGATTCACATACATATTCCACTTTGTGTCTATCACATTGCTATTATAATTCGCGGTGCCCTGACCATCCCCGACTACTAAATATTCGTTATCATTCAAGGATAAACGCTGGATGTTTTGTATTGTATTAATACCGATACCCAATGAATCCACTTTGATAATTGGTTCGGTATCTTGAATAATAAAATCATCCATTTACTATACTATTTAAAAGAAATAAACAATTAATATTTATATAATAAAAACTGATATAAATATGAGTTGTTTTGAAATAGGCAAGGTAAGATGAAACGCATTCAAGGGATACATAATAAAACGCAGGAGATTGAGATCATCAACCAACCCTATAATAATAAGAATGTTCTCTTGCAAAGTAGCGATCTTGTTGCGATATTCAATGCGAACGGATTGGCAAATATCGCGTTTAAAAATCTGGACTTGTATCGCGTAGCATTTGTTCATAAATCCTATTGCACGATGAAGAATATTGATTTTGACAAAAGCAACGTGAATTGTCCACCGGATTGCCTACCGCTTCAAGATATGTCTTACGAACGCCTAGAATATCTCGGTGATTCGCTAATCGGTATGATTGTCGCCAACTATTTATATACGCGGTTTCCTGACCAAAACGAGGGATTCCTTTCAAAGATCCGGACAAAAATAGTGAATGGACGGATGCTTGGTTATCTATCCGAAAAAATAGGATTCCCTAAGTTTGCGATCATCTCCAAACAGGTTGAGGAATCGGGAGGCAGAAATAATTTTAAAATTATGGAAGATATATTTGAGGCATTCATAGGTGCCCTGTTTCTGGACTTTCAAACCGAGAGCGACAAGGTTCAACTTCCGAACACGATTACGATTGCCCCATTTACTGGTGCCGGATTCTTTATCGTGGAGAACTTTATCATTTATATCATAGAGACTTACATTGATTTTTGCGAACTTATACGGATCAAGAATAACTATAAGGATATGCTTGTATCGTATATGATGCACAACCTCCAAGATACACCAAAGTTCTACGAAGTTAAGGTATTGATGAAAGACAACGTCCGCATATTCACTTACTGTATCAAAGACCGTAACAACGCGATTATCGCGACCTCCACAGGTAGCAACAAGAAGGAGGCGGAGAACAATACCGCAAAAGAGGCACTTCTTTACTACAACGTAGATATATGCGAGTATAATTCTAATATATAGAATGAAAGGAATGAAAGGAATGAATATATAAACACTTTATATTCTTTTATAATTAAAATGGATAAACTGAATATCACGCATCTTGTTTTGTCAGGTGGCGGTATGCGAGGTGTTATCTTTATCGGTGCGATACGATACCTATATATTGAGAACTTGCTTGAAAAGATTACGCATATCGCCGCGAATTCCATCGGTTCGTTCGTGGCATTATGTATCGCATTCAAACTAACCATAGAAGAGATTGAAGAGATCCTTTACAATTCAAAAGATGACAATGAACTATGCTATATCCCTACAAAGAATTATTATCGCCTAATTTCCAAATTAGGACTCAGCTCCATCTCGCATTTTATGGAACATTTAAAAAAACGTTTGCGTATCAAGTATCCCGATATGTGCGTGCACACAGACGCTAGTATAGAGACAATGACATTTAAAGAGATGTCGCAGAGGTTCGGTGTCAACCTCTATTTCTCTACGACGAACATCAATCGCTGCGAAAATCGCATTTTTTCCATTGAGGATACACCTGACGTATCCATATTTACCGCGTGCGAAGCGTCAATGTCTATACCTCTGCTTTTTACACCGATCGTGATTGACAGCGAGTATTACTACGACGGCGCTTTTACAAACAATTTTCCTATTAAAATATTCTCGCATATTTCAAAAGAAAATATTATAGCAATGATTCTATATAAAGAGAAAGCAGAATACGTCCCTGTGACTACGAAGATAAATATTTTTTACATTCTACAACAGATCTGTAAAATGTTTGAAATATTGCGCGTGAATCAGGTGACAATCAACGAACTGAATGCGGATGACAAGGATTACTATTTTATGCCCAAGAATATAACGATGAAGTATTCTATGAATGTGATTGTGAATCGTAAAGGAGTGCGTTTAGATTTATCGGTGGAACAGATAGACGAGATGATATTATATGGGTTTAGTTGTATGGCGGAGTATATTGATAAACGCAAGGCGTTATTGTATGAAAAAAATAAATTAAGACTATGCGATACCGCCGAATTGTTATAAACCACTTTGTATATAAATTAATATATATATTATTATAGTAAAATGAATACGAATGCGAGCGACCCATATATATTCCTCTTGGATTTGGACGGAACAATCATAGGCGATTGTAGTTATCAATGTGATATTTATAATATTCAAGAGATCATTAAAAAGAATATCACTATCAAGAACCATAATATTCAAATGGGGAATCTTGTAAAATATAAAACGACGTGCGATAAGATGCTTGAAAAATGCTACGACATGCAATCCAAATTGCTACGACCGCACTTCACAACCTTTATGACCGAGATGAAAAAGAAGTTCGCAAACTGCTACTTTTTTATTTATACGGCATCCGAAAAAACCTGGGCGAATAAAGAGATATTGATCATTGAAAAGCAGAACAACATCAAGTTCAATCGCCCTATCTTTACCCGCGACAACTGCTTAAAGGATTCTTCAGGGAATATTCGTAAATCGGTCACGAAAATAATGCCTCAACTATTAAAGGCAATCAAGATGCCCAAAACGCATGCGATCGCGAATCATATTATAATTGTTGATAACAACCCGACGTTCGTAGATTATACCGACAACCTGCTTATCTGTCCCACATACGATTACTTAAAGTTCCATAATCTATGGGAGAATATCCCACAAGAATACGCGAAAATAGCGGAGTTAAAGCATTTCGTATCTCGGCTCATCTCCAATAAAAAAATGTATATCCGGAATAACCCGTCCAATACGATTATCTTGGAGAAACTACACAAGTGGTTATATCGCAAATATAAAAAGGTAAATAACTATAACACGAAGTTTGCGAACGACACCTTCTGGTTAAACCTCGCGACACTCATCAAACACCACAATATCACCGCGTTTAATAAAAAAACCGTTACAATGCTTTCTAAAAGCATATAAGGAAAATCGCGTAGCGATTGATACGTTATATCATATAAATATTTGACAATTATTATATTATATACCGATCTTGAATGTCTGCTACAACTGCTTCTACGACCTATATCAGTTTTGACATTGGGATTAAAAATCTCGCCTTGTGTATCTTGGAAAAGACCAATGAAGAGATCCACGTATTAGACTGGCGTATCATATCGTTGGCAGAGAAGAAAAAAGATATCAAAGGAATTGATGACATCGCGGAGCGAATATATATGGAACTTGATAATGTAGTCGGGTTCTTAAAAGACAAAGGAATCCACAGCATTGACTATGTATTGATTGAGAACCAACCGTCAAACTTAAACGGTATGATGAAATCCATTCAATACATTATTTATTGCTATTTCAGTCTCCTTAAATACTGGGACAAAATTATAGAAAACGTTGTGCTCGTGAATGCGGGACTGAAAACAAAAACACACGATTTTAAACCGGATATACAGGTTAAAATGGACGATACACCGAAGTCCGCGAAGAACGTAAAGGGGTTCCGTCGTGATAAATATAAAATGAATAAACAGACAAGTATAGAAATTTGTAGAAACTACATCAAAGACGACGAAGCATTATGTGAAATATTTGACAATAACAAGAAAAAAGATGATCTATGCGACGCATGTCTCCAAGCGGTCGCATATATACGAACGAATACGAAGGATCTCGTCAATAAATATAATAGAGTGGCATTTAAGGGAATCGCAAACGTATCCGTTGCTTAGGTTTTGCCCGAATAGGCAGTTTCTTTTTCTTATCAGGAAAACGTCCTGCGAATTGTTCAACATGTTCAACCTGATTATTACGATATGTATAATATTTTGAAAAGACAGAAGTATATGAAGGGACTAAATCTATATTACTGTTAAATTTATATTTACTGATAAGTTCAAGCATATTTTCCCGATATGCGTTGTATTTCTCCAATAATTTTGTGATATGTTGTCTAATGACAATAAATACAATACTATTTTTATTCGGCGATAGCGAGTATAAATAAAGGGCGATCGTATCAATGGATTTTATTACAGAATAAGTATTAGTAAGAAATTCTTCTATGTTATCTTGCGAAATTTTGTATATTTTAAGAGTGGATTTCGTATCGGTTATATGTGATGATACACTTGGTTCGGGTGCTATTCGCGAACTCTTTCCTCCTCCTTTTGTAGGAGATTCATACAAATCAATCTGTATTTTTTTTTTTATTTGAGGGTAATATACGGTCATCCACTGTTTATATGCATCGCTATTCTCTATTCCCGTAATTATAGTTTGTATATTTTGTAAAAAGGATTCAATACGTTCATTCTCTGCTGTTATTTTTGCTTGTATATCATAGTTTGTAAGAATTTTGAATATTGTAAATAAACCGTCGTCAGGAAATAAACCATCTCTTTTTTCGGATTCCGCAATTAAATAATAACCTTCTTCCGTATCTTTAATAACAGAAGATTTTGTAATCCGCCTGTTCGCTTGTTTAATTAACAATTCTAATAATATATTTGGTAAAAAATATTCTTGATAACTTAACTTACGATAACTCCAACTTAACTTACGATAACTCCATTGTGGTGATTGAGAAATTGCTTCAATATTATATGAAAGTGTGGGTTCTATATTTCGTAATTGCGTCAATATAACATGTATTTTCTTTACAAACTCATTGAAATACCTAGTTCTCAATTCAATATAATAAATTACTAATATCCTCTGATTTTCAAATTTAACCATATATTATCTAATATAATTTTATATAATTTTATAAAATAGTTAATTCGCAAACGTCTCTTCGTTGTATCCGTCTAATGTCAATGGTGTCTTAAATATTTCGGATAATATTTGCCCACAATAATTACGGAAATTTTCAAAAGGTGCCGTTTTTCTATTTGTAAATACGCGGGTGGTATCCAATGTGATCCCTATTATATTTGAGTCTGATGGGATTGTATGGCGTTTGAAATTGAAATAGAGAATGCGATATTTAATCCCGACGTATTTGTTTTTTATATATTTTTCTAAATCTAGCATTTCGTTAAATATCGCTTCGTTCAAATCATCTTGACGATATGCTTCTTCGTAGAAGTAATCCTCGTTTATATATACGAAATACTTTGTGTCTGGTTCCGTCATAACATTCTTAAATCGCACGATCCTCCTTTCGTATTCTTGGATACCCACGTCTATATCCTTGTTAAAATGCTTTAATGAAACGTTATATTTATTATGAAATAGGTTGCGATGAACGTCAGGGATAAAATCCTCAAAATCATTCTCTAATATATCTTTGATTTTACCAGGATACAAAGGTATCACCCAGTCAAATGGGAGCGAATATTTGCGAACCCCGCTATATTTACATGCGAGTGCTGAGGTGCATCTATGTCCGAAAGGTATTACTGTGTATATGTCGCGAAAATCCACTATGACAAGATTATTCGGGTTGTTTATTGTATGTGAGAACATTCTTTATTTATTATATTTATTTTATATTCTTAGGTTTCTAAGGGGTATCTTTACAATATCTTCTTTCTCTTTAATTTTGTTATAAGTTCCTTCTTCGTATAAATAACACGCACACCATCTTTTGTCTTTGAAAGTTTAATTTGGTTGACTTTACATAGTCCCCTGATGTCTTTCATATTCATATCTGCTCCGCGATTTAATTTAGTGGGTTTCTTCGCAGTTGGTTTCTTCGCAGTGTTTCGTCGCCCGCCATCAATTAAATCATCTGTAAATAGATCGTCGGGTAAATCTATATCTTTATATTTTTTCGGTGTAGTTTTTTTCGGTGTAGTAATAGGCATTCCCAGTTCATTCAACATATTATTCAAATCCGTATCATTCTCATTTCCCTTCCCCAGATGATCCATATCTTTCAACCCTTCCTCTAATTTATCTGCTTGTGAGTTAAAATTAGCTTGAGTGTTTTGTGGTATTTTTGATTCGGTTCTTTCAATAAGACGAAGAGCATCCCTGTGCCTAGCGGCGACTGTTTGTTGTCGCATAGAATTATTTACTATTGGTAATTTTCTTATACCACTAGTACTAGTACCAAGCGAATCAAACATCTGTTTATTTTGTGGTTTACTTTCTGGTTTACTTACCATGTTTTTAAATCTATTGAAAACACCTAATGGTATTTTCGCTTGTGGGTGTGTTAACATTTGTTCATGTGAATCAAAGTTCTGTTTATTTACTGGTTTACTTCCCATGAATCTTCTAAGTCTATTTAAAATACCATCAGGTTGTGGGTGTGCTAACATTTGTTCAAGTGAATTAAGTTCTTTATGTTTTTTTACAACATCCGCGGCGTGTGAAGCTAACAGACCTTCATATTTTTTAAATTTTTCAAAATTTTTGTCTCTTCTTTGTGACATAGATCTTTGTGACATAGATTTAGGTTTATCCTATAATATATAGATAAAATATATATTCATCCCATAATATAATAAAAATATTCTATATATATAGAAACATAGTGAATGGCAGGCAGTTGTAGTATGGATGGAGGAGCAAAGAAACCGAAAGGCGCGAAGAAGGCGAAGCGTAAATTAACACCGTATAACATTTTTGTAAAGAAGATGTTCAAGGAACTTCGTAGCAAGTTCCCTAATGATTCCGCGCCCGAGATAATGAAAAAGATTGGTGCCGAATGGAGAAAGACGAAGTAAACGAAGTAAACGCGACGCGTAAAAGAATCAATACCTTATTTTTATAAATTATATCGTATATAATATAGATATTATGGACGCTAAATATAAGAAACCCACGAACACAAACTACACTGTGTATAGCATCGCAAACTGTAAATATTGTGTGATGGCAAAGGATCATCTCAAAAAGAAAGCAACGAAATGCACCACGATACAATGCGACAAGTATCTTACATCCTGTAGAGAACGAGATAACTTCTATAAATTTATGAAAGAATATACCGTAATACCCTACATCCACTTCCCGATGATCTTCAAAAACGGCAAGTTCGTCGGTGGATTAAAAGAGTTATTAAGCATTTAAGCATTTGGACGACTAAGTATAGTAGCGATTAAAGAAGCGATGGTGAGTAAGCAGAGCGTTGATGGTATTATTCTTGTGACAAGTTGCCAGAAGTATCGGGATACCCGATTAAAAGAGTTGAAGTTGAAAGAGTCTTATGGGAACTGGAAAGTCATCCAAGTTGTCGGTGATTTATTCTTAGACTGTGACTATAAAATGGACGGAAACCTGATGACGATTAAATGCGAAGACTCGTATATTTATAATTTAAAAAAATTCATATTCGCATTACAGTATCTCTATGAAATGTTTGAGATTCGCGACGGTGTATTGCGTTCAAACGACGATCTTGAGTTTAATGAACCACTGCTCGTAGATTTTTTAGAAACACCAAAGAAAATTGGAACACTGGACATAGATTTCTTAGGCAGGTCTTCCACAGGACATTCACTCGTCGATCATCCATTCACCTACGAACCGCAATGGGCAGCAACAAATTACCATTTGGTTCAATATTACGAGACGCACCCAGAAGATTTTGAGAATCCTCTACATAATATCAAAGGCGTTGATATTTTGAAATATTCGCGGATGCCTCATATCCCCGCGTTTTTACACGGACCGCTCATATATTTTTCTAATAAATCATGTAAAATACTTATGAATCATATGCGAAATATCAACTACGACATCTATCATTACGACGAGAAATCAAACTCCTACCCTTATACAATAGACGATCTCACATATCCGCTCGTATTACTTTCAAACGGCATCAATCTCCTTCACGCAAACAACTGGCACAAAGAACTTGAAGGGTCTCCCGCGCATACTACACAGTTCCCTTATGAGATCTGTGGGAACCAAGAAAATAGTCCCGATTGTATCGCGTTTCATACAAATAAATACAAATAAATATAAGTAAATCGTAATCGTAATAATAAGATTACATAAACATAACAATACAATATATAAAATAAAGTAAAAACCGAAATGATCGCCGTGGATGGAATTATTCTTGTGTTGAGTTGCCAAAAACATCTCCATACGCGAATCAAGCATTTAAAACTCCCGAAACCCGAATATGCGGGTTGGAAAGTTATCTATGTAATTGGCGATTTGTTCCTGGATTGCGACTATAAGTTTATAGACGACTTCTTGATCGTCAAATGCGAAGATTCCTATATTCATCTCCTCAAAAAATTAGTGCTTTCATTGAAATACCTATACGAAACCTACGATATTAAAGAAGGTGTATTGCGTGCCGGAGATGACCTGATCTTTAACGAAAAGTTGCTAACAGCATTCTTGAAATCGCCTAAGACGCGAGTGATTAGCGAAAGTGGTGACGGTGATGGCGCACGCGGATCTATCGTCCCCATAGATTTCGTAGGCAGATCGCCCGCATGTAAAAGTTTATTGTCCCACGAAATATCCGATAAAGATATTAAAGTGACGATACGCGATACCTTTATGACCGAGTATTACGCAGTTCATCCAGAAGACTTTGACAACCCTCTTCATAATCTTAAAGGCGTTGATATTTCAAAATATATGAGACGTCCTCATATTCCTGTCGGGGTATGCGGTATTCTCTTTTACCTTTCTAATAAAGCTGCCGCGATATTAATAAACCATTTGAATGGTATTAATTACGACATCTTTCGCTACGACAAAAATACAGATTCGTATCCCTACACCATTGAAGACTGCGCGGTATCCTTTATCTTATACTCAAACAAGATTAGTTTCATTCATCGTGAAGATATGTATGATGAATATTATAGGAACCAAGGTTGCGAGAATGTCATCGCGACACATACGAACCTCAATAAATATTAAATATTAAATATTAAATATAAAAAAGTATATAAGGCGGTATTGTGGTAGTATGAACAGTAATGATTGCGGTCAATGGAATTATTCTTGTATTGAGTTGTCAGAAGCATTTACATACACGATTAAAGGAATTACGACTCCCGAAGACCGAATATGCGGGTTGGAAAGTAATCTATGTGATTGGCGATTTGTTCCTGGAAAGTGAATACAAATACGCGGATGACTTCTTGGTCGTCAAATGTGAAGACTCTTATATTCATTTGTTAAAAAAATTAGCATTGGCATTGAAGTATATCTATGATATTTTTGAAATTAAAGAGGGTGTGTTGAGAGCAAACGACGACTTGATATTTAACGAGACATTACTTGAATCATTCCTACGATCACCAAAGACGATGAATGGTAACGCAATAGATTTCTTAGGTAGGTCTTCGTCGGGAACCAGTCTATTTGAACGCGATGTATCCTTTGCGAATAAACCGTCGTCCAACAGCAATCATCTTGTCTATTATTATAATGATCACCCGGAAGACTTTGAGAATCCACAACATAACATAAAAGGCGTTGATATATCAAGATATACGAAACAACCGTGTATCCCAGCGTTTATATTTGGTCCCTTGTATTATCTATCCAACAAAACCGCCAGAATATTAATAGATCATATGGAAGGCGTTATGTATGATGTTTTTTATTATGACGAAAAAACAGATTCCTATCCATACACCATAGAAGACTGTGCTGTATCCTTTATCTTCTATTACAATAACATTGATTTTATACACGCGGATAACTGGCATCATAACGACGACAACTACGCGTTTCACTCACTACGTGAAAATAATACAGGTGTTATGGCGATACATACGAATATGTATAAGTAAATCTTATTTTAAATTTATTTTTCTAAATCTTAATATATAAAATAATAATTGTAGAACAAAATAGGCAATATTATATATCAGTCGCCCCCTTCGTATCTGCTTAGTAATACTTGGGATGCTAAACGCATCTGCCGACTTTTAGGATAAAGAAAGAATATTCTTATTACAACTCTACTGTATCTCTTTTATCATATACGTATCTATCAATTGATATCCAAGTTTCTTATAGTATCCGCGAACACCCGTTCCGCTAATTATCGCAATCTTGCGATATCCTCGTTCTCTTGCGATCTCTTCCGCTTTCGCTACAAGTTGCTTACCAAAGCCCTTGTGTTGTAGCGAACCCTCTATCGTATTCCCTACATCATTCAAATTGGAATAGACATGCAACTCCCGTATTAAAGCACACCCTCTAATACACGGTAATACATCCTTCTCATTGTCCATCGCTTCACCAGGCAAACGAAGACGCAGAAAACCTATCAAATATTTCTCCGTATCATAACTTAGATGATACTCGTCTCCTCCTGATGCCCTATACGTCTCCAAATGGAACTGTATCGTATCCAGTGCTATACAATTCCCTTTCACCTCACGACACCGAATACATTCACATCCCCACTTGTTGCGTCGCATATCATCCTGTAACAGTTGCCTCATATTGACAAACTTGGTTGAATACCCACCTTCTATGTAATGTCCCGGGATATCCCTAATAATACGATTCAATCTCTTATATCGCTGAACCTTCTTTTTAAACTCCTTTATCAACTCATATAATCGCAAATCATCATATGGAACATACCTGCCTTCGTCAAACCATCGCTTGATTCGCGTATAAGGAACTATAGCGGTAGGGTATATTTTATACTGATCCACCTGAATTCGCTCGTCATACAAGACTTCTTCAAGCATCGCCTGATCAATCTCATACGATGCGCCAGGGAGGTTAGGCATTATATGAATATCCACCTTGTAGCAATTATTTTTCAATAGTTTTATTGCTTCATATGCTCGCTCTATCGTATGTCCTCGCATAATCTTCTTTAATATCGCATTGTTTGTATGCTGAACGCCCAATTGAACACGTGTGCAATTATAACGGCGAAAGTTCGCAATCTCCGCAATCGTAATCGTATCCGGTCGCGTCTCTAACGTTAAACCGATAATATGGATTGTCGCCGTCTCGTTGATCTCAATCTCTTCTTCTAACGTCTTCTTAGGACGTTTATGTCCGTTAAAATAACTATTCGCCGCATAATATAAATCCGTTATAAAACGATCTTGATAATCGCGCGGATATTCGCTCCACGTCCCGCCTAACACAATAATCTCCAATTTATCCGGAATGTGTCCCATATTGATCAGCGACGAGATGCGCGAGTTCATCTGCTTTATCGGGTCAAAATCATTCGCATTCGCGCGTAATACGGCGGGTTCAGAGTATAAATAACTTCTCGGTTGAGCAACCCAGTTGTTCCCTTCGTGCGCTGGTTCATTCGGACAATAGGCGCAATCGTGTTTACAAGAAAATCGCGCCTTCTTTACTTCGCCGTCTTCTCCGATATACTCGGGATGTGCAGAGGTTAGCACAGTGATAACAAGAACACCCGAATTTGACTTGCACTTCTTCTTTGTGATTAGATTGCGTAATTGCTGATTGTCTAATTGTAGATACTTGTAGATCTTTATAAACTCAGCATTTGATATCGTATATTTATATTTTTTTTGAATACCTTTTTTAAACCGATCAATATCACCAACAGTCGCAAATCCATTCATAGCATCTTTAAACTCCACCGCAATGTTCTCCAAAAGTCCATTGAATATACTACTTTCCTTATATCCCCCGTTCTTGTGATGGACGATACCGATGTCCTCTATATCATTCATAGTAACAAAATAATAAAATAAAAATAAATACCTAACCCATCATTTTTTATTTCTAAAGAACTGCTACACTATAATTAACCATTTTAGTTAAATTATAAAAATAAAATATTAATATACTATATAACTAAAATGGTTAATTATAGTTGCGACAAATGTTATAAAACTTTTACACAAAAATCACATTATACACAACATCAAAAACGAAAAAATATGTGCGAGAATAATGCTGACAAAATTAAGGTATTAATTGATAAAGCGGTTGAAGATAAACTTAATGCTATAATTCCTGAAAATATAATTATAAAGAAAGAAAAAATTGATTTAAATATTATTAATTTAACCGAACAACAAACTATTCCTAATATGGAAACCAAACAAACAAAAGGATTAGATCGTAATACTATTGATAAATATTATACAAAGGATATTGTTGTAGAGTTGTGTTTAAATCTTGTTAAAAAATATATAGAAATAAATACAGATGATTTAATTGTAGAACCAAGTGCGGGTAATGGTTCGTTTATTACTGGTATTAAATCATTAACAAGTAATTTTAGATTTTATGATTTAGAACCTGATAATACCGAAATAATAAAACAAGATTATTTACTATACGACTATGGTATTATTAAGAACGCTTTTAGTAAAATACACATAATAGGTAATCCCCCATTTGGTCGTCAATCATCATTCGCAATTAAATTTATAAAAAAATCTTGTGAATTTTGCGATAGTCTTTCATTTATATTACCTAAAAGTTTCAAAAAAGATAGTTTAAAAAAAACATTTCCATTAAATTTTCATCTTATATTTGAAATAGATTTACCTGACAAATCATTTTTAGTAGATGGTGTAGAACATAATGTTCCGTGTATATTTCAAATTTGGGAAAAAAAACCAACTAATAGAGTTGTAAATGAAAAATTAGAACCAGTAAATTTTATGTTTGTTGAAAAAACAGAAGATCCAGATATATCATTTCGTCGTGTTGGCGTTAATGCTGGAACAATAGATGAAAAAATAGATGAAAAAAGTATCCAATCACACTATTTTATAAAATTTATAAATGGAAAATCTATAACTGATAATATAAATATATTATCTACAATCACATATGATTTTAACAATACAGTTGGACCTAAATCTATTTCAAAACAGGAATTAATATTTAAATTCAATCCGTTATTAGAATGTTAATTTAAGTATGAAGTAATAATATTTTGTAAATTATTCAAATAACATAATGTATTATTCTTAAACCCAGTTTCAAATAATTTGTATGCTTTATTTTTTTGCTTTTGAATTGTATTTCATTACAAACTACACATAATAACTTACTATTCTCGTTATTATGTTCATTATTCTCTATGTATTTTGAACCTCTGTTAAGTTGCTGTCCTCCACCCCATAAATCTAATTGGTTCATACCAATAATAATTTTATTACTTGATTTTTCCAGAATATACCAATCCGGTATTTCAGTAGTAAAATGACCTTCACATTTTTTTTCAAAACAAATTTCAAATCTGTCCGTGTCTAATGCTAATTTTGTGATACATTGCTTTACTATTTTATTAAACTTATTGCCTCTTATAACTCCTTTTGTTCCTGCTGGTATTAGTTGTAATAAATATTCTTGTATTATTTTTTGTTTCGTTTCTTCGTCGTCAATAAATTTTCCCAATACATCGCTCAATTTTTTTATCTCATTTTTAACAGAATTACATTCCTTATATTCACACATTAATTTTGCGTCAGTTAATTCTTCCAAAGTTTCATAACAAACTTCTTGTTTTATTCTTGCGTTAATATATTCCATAGATAATTCAGGTTCAATCACCTTTTGTTCTTCCATTTTGCTTGTTTGTAAAATACTTATTAGTTTTTCAAATCAATTTTTTTATAAAATAATAAACCATTTTATAATGACTACTCGTAAAAATAAAGATTATAAATTTACTGCGGCAACTACTTGTGACACCAGGAATGGTAATAGAATCATCCTATATATACCCTAAAAGTCGGCAGGTGCGTTGAGCACCCCTAGTAATGCTACGGATATGCCAAGAATGATCATATGAATTTACTTCATCTATATATAGAAGATAATTTTTACATCTTCCACCAACCGATAATGAGACAAGTTGATCTTCAGGATACTACCTGCGACCACCAAGTATTACTTTTGTTCCAAAAACGCGACCCTTTGTTTTAACATCACAATCTCATTTTTTAATTCCTTGATCGCCTCCACAAAAACCGGCGCCAATCGCTCATACGATATCGTAAGGTAATTTTCGCCTGATTTTGATATCTTGTTGTCATCTGCATCTCTCGCCAAGTCAAACGGGGCGATATTCACAATCTCAGGAAGCACCATTTGAACATCTTGAGCACTCAATCCAATCTCCGTTTCCGTATGCGTTATCCCGTTCAGGCGCGCAAGCGCATTTGGTATATAATAGAATCCGTTCAATTTACCAACGATTTCTAGCGGTTCGTGAATACCTCCTGTCTTGGTTTTCAATCGTTCGTCCGAGTAATAAGATGTTATATTATTTGTTGATGCGATTTCACCGACGACGTGTAGTGAAACTAGGGGATCTGTAGTGCCAATGCCAACATTGCCAAGATTATAGGTAATGTTGGAATTACCGACCCATTGCGTTAATCCTGGTCTATTGATAAGATTGTTATAATTTATTAAAAGATTGCTCGTCGTCAATATATAATTGCTCGTATCCTGAATCACGTCCCTATTATTTTTGTTATAGTTACCGTTAATATGAACGTCGCCATTGTTCGCAATCTTAAAGACTGTCGCGCTCATATTGGAAGCAATAAAGATATCCCGGTTCGCGCTATTTTGCTGAACCATAAAAGCAGTTGTGGTATTGTTGGCATTCACGACCTCTAATCGCTCAGTTGTATATACGATTGTGTCAAGACGCGTGCTGTCTCCAAGAACAATTAAATTGGAGTTGACAGTTAAAGAACCATTCACTTCTAGACTATTATTATAACTATTATTGATAATAAACTTCTTCGTGGCAGATTCCGTAATCATATCCGTTGTTAAATTTGTGATCCTTTGCGATATGAGGTTGCTTGCGCTTCTAATGTAATTGCTCGTGTCATCTACTTTTATTAATATATTACAACCACCCAATAGATAAGAAGTAGCATTTAAACTACCTGAAAGCGTCATATCACCGTTTGATGTTAGAAGAACCCTGTTCGTATCTATGTTTGACGTGGAAGACATAATTTTAAAGTTTCCGCCATAGTTCCCTATTTTGTAATCCGTATTAGAATCACTCGGGATACCTCTTATTAGTTCTATGGAAGGATTGCCTAGGATTGGTGTTGTTAATGTTGCCATCCTATATCTTATGGCTACTATACCGGATCCGCCATAACCATAAACTCCCCCACCACCTGTATTTACAATTCCAGAACTACCACCATAACCATTAATACCGCCACCTCCGTAACCGCCACCGCCAGTATAATTACCATCACCACCACCAGCGCCACCACCAATATAATAATTACCAGTTGTATTACCTAGAGTTGCGCTCCCCGACACTCTGACACCGTCAACGCCTAATGTACTACCATTCCCAAAATAATTTCTAAAGTTTATTGGTGTTGATGCTCCTAAAAGTGTTACTTGATATGCTCCATCTCCTCCTTTACCGCCAGAATCTGTTGATACACCTGCAGCACCTATGCCTATGCCTCCACCGCTTCCACTATTACCCCATCCAGGACCTAATATCGGACCACTATTATCCCCTCCTGGATTACCTAAAACCGCATAAGTTGATGTTATTGTCGGGAATGTTGTTGTTGTTGAACCATTTGGAAGTGTAACAACATTTGTGCCTACTACAGCACCTCCACTTTCTATACCAGTTACCTTATTAAAAGCAGCACCACCACCACAACCACCAGGCATGCCAGCAGTATCCCAAGTCTGACTTCCACAACCACCACCTTTTGCACGATATCTGTCAATCCCTCCTACTGTTATAAAACTGTCCATCCCATTATTATCCCAAGTTCCTCCTTGACCTACATTTACTACACAATTACCTGCTGGTAATGTTTGATTTATTGTTACTATACAAGCACCCGCTCCTCCTCCACCATTTCCAGAACCACCCCCGCCACCACCACCAATCATCAATATATCACAATTTAAACCACCAGCAGGTACTGTAAAACTAGAACTACCTTCTGAAAATATTATAAACTTGTCTATGGAACTAGTAATTTGACCTGTTGCTGAGATTGTTCCTCCTGATGGAGTAATTGTAGCAGCTGCTGTAAAATTATATCCAGCGACTAAACTATTATTTTGAATCGTTAGTTTTGTATCACTTATAACCTCGTCGTATAAATGTAAATCAGTAGTGGGATTCGTCGTTCCTATACCTACATTACCTAGATTAAAGTAAATGTTTGAAGATCCGGTCCATTGCGAAGTTGTTATAGCATCTGCTCTCGCCCTAATTATATTAACCAGCGTATTGCTCGTATTAAGAACATAATTACTCGCGTTCCTGTCATTCATATCCGCCTTAAGTATCAAGTTATTACTTGCGGTCAGCACGTAATTACTCGCGTTCCTGTCGTTCATATCCGCCTTCAATATCAAGTTATTACTCGCGGTCAGCACGTAATTACTCGCGTTCCTGTCATTCATATCCGCCTTAAGTATCAAGTTATTACTAGAAGTCAGCACGTAATTACTCGCGTTTATGTCATTGATTGTGCCAACCGCAAGTAATGTATTACATAACAGAGTCATCTTAATATCGTTAAGATTGGCATTAGATACCAATATATTACTTGTATATAATATATTGGCATCTATCGCATTCGCCCGAAGGATCAAGTTATTGCTCGCAGTCAACACGTAATTGCTTGTATCCCAAATAACATCCCTATTATTTCTCTTATAAACTCCAGTCCCATTAATATTAACATCGCCATTATTCGCAATTCTTACGACATCAGTAGTCATATTTGAAGCAACAAAGATATCACGATCCGCACTGTTCTGCTGAACCATAAAAGCAGTTGTGGTGTTATTCGCATTTAGTATTTCTAAGCGTTCCGTCGTATATACAATGGTATCTAAACGCGTGCTGTCTCCTAGAACTATTAAATTAGAATTGATTGTCAAAGTTCCATTAATCTCTAAATTATTATTATAACTATTATTTATAATAAACTTCTTTGAAGCACTTTGATTTTCCGTAATCATATCTGTTGTTAAATCGGTGATCCGGTTTGAAATGAGATTGCTAGTGGTTAAAATGTAATTGCTAGCATCACTTACTATATTACGACCACCCGATAGATATGTTGGCACTTCTATACTTCCTGGTATAGTAATATCACCGTTGGAGGTTAAAAGCAATCTGCTGGTATCCACATTTGAAGTAGAAGACATGATCTTAAAATCTCCATTGTAATTCCCTATCTTGTAATCGGTGTTCGCATCCGCAGGGAGACCTCGCACGAGTTCTATGGATGCTGAAGTTGGTATAATTATAGGTATAGCGGTTGCCAATCGGTATCTTATTATAACTATACCAGAACCTCCTCTACCTCCGCTTACAGTTCTTCTATAATCACCACCTCCGCCTCCACCACCTAACCCATTCGTTCCATCAAATCCATTCCCATAAGGTATTCTTGAACCTAAACCACCACCACCCAAAGGTGCTGTTTGGGGACTTGAATCTGTATCTTGTATTGTATTAGCACCTGCTGTTCCACCACCAGCATAATATTTTGCTATCCCAGTTATGTCATTTAATTTTCCGTTTCCTCCCTGACCTCCTCTATTATAAGGGGTTGTAGACCCCCAAGCAAAAAGACCAGCGACATAAACAGGATCACCACCTACTTCACCCGCCCCTCCGCCTCCTCCCCCACTTCCAAAACTTGTAGTAATAGAACGACCACCTCTATTACCTTGTGTTGATGTGTATGTTTGTATAGCGAGTGTATCAATACCGTGTCCTCCACATGACCCAAATTGTCCTGTTGTGTTTGCTGCTGTATCACCACCACCTCCTCCTCCATACGCAATTATAGTGCTTATATTTCCTCCTGTTATTGTTGAATTACGACCTTGAGACCCGCTAATTCCTCCAGCCCCTCCTGACCCTCCGTCACCAACGCGGACAGTATAACTACCACTACCAGCATTAACATTAGTTGTATATACATATCCACCAGCACCACCACCTCCATTCCCACCACCTCCACCACCTCCAATAACCAATATATCACAAATGAGATTTTCGGTGGTTGTGAATGTATATTGCGTTTGACCACTTCCTGTATTGTCTGTTGTATAAGGAAAAGATATATATCTATCAGATGACCTTTCAATTATAGCAGATGTTGAACCTGCAACAACTATTTCTGTTGCAGGTGTATTTATCAAATAATTATTCTGTATCGTCAATTTTGTATTACTGGTATTAACATCGCATATATGTAGTTTATTCTCTGGTGCGATTGTGCCTATACCAACATTTCCAGAGGAATAATAGTAAATGTTAGAGGTCGTCGGTTCCCATACGGAATATTTATTGATTCGTTCTGCTAATATATTGCTCGTGGATCGTATATAATTACTAGAATTGCGATCATTCTCATTTATCTTATTGATCAAATTATTACTTGCTGTTAAAACATAGTTGCTTGTGTTTCTGTCATTCTCCAGAACCTTGTTGATCAAGTTATTACTCGTTCTTAAAGTGTTATTTATCTGGTTATTACTTGCCGTCAGTATGTAGTTGCTGGCGTTCGTGTCATTAAAATTCGCCTTAAGGATCAAGTTATTACTTGCGGTGAGTATGTAGTTACTGGAGTTCGTGTCATTAAAATTCGCCTTAAGTATCAAGTTATTACTCGTATACATAATGTAATTGCTAGCGTTGCGGTCATTCTCAAGAGCCTTGTTGATGAGGTTATTGCTCGTACTAAGAATGTAATTGCTAGCGTTCGCTTCATTCTCATTCGCCTTCAGGATGAGGTAATTACTCGTAGATTGCGTGTAATTACTAGAATATATATCTTCGCGTAATATACGCCGGACCAATATATTACTGGTGGATAATACGTAGTTGCTTGTAAGCGTGTAATTGCCAAATTGTGTCCCTATCGTTATATTACTATATTGGTTGAGAAATTCAGGATTCGTAGAGAAATTAGAACCGGTCGCTAACGTACCATCATTTAAAATAGAAAATAATATGTCGCCAGAACAATTATTTAAAATTTCAAATGTCCCGGCATTATTCCCAATATGCCATTCTGTTCCACTTACACTTCCTAAATCAATCAGTGCCTGTATAATATCCATATTAGAGCATTGCGACATTTTTATTATAATGATATTATAATATAATATGATATAATATATTACAAAATATTATTGTGTGGGTATAATAATATTTATAAAAAAAACATGGAATGGTTGTTGCTACGGTTCATGTGATAGAGGCAGATGTTAAGATTGACACAAAGAATAAGAAAGCAAAGCAGCGAAGCGTTCTAGTATCCTCGTTTATACTTCGCCTATACTATAGGGTTATTATACTTATATCATTTTCTAGGGTGTGTCTTTTTTTATATATAATACTATATACTATATTATAGAACAGGGGTATAAATAATATGCACTCGTCAAATATCAAATTTAAAAAAGAAGTTGACCAGAATATATCAGTAAATAGGCTAACCGCGCAACCGACACGCAAAACAAAACAAAAATTATAATGATGCACATGTAAAATATGCACCAATCCAACAAGATATCTAGGAAAGCGATATTAGCATCGTAAAGTATAGAAAGACCGCGAATAAAAAGAAAACGAAGAAATAATAAAAATTGATTAGATCATATATTTATATACTTATAGACCCAAAATATGACGACCGCAACACCATTCAAATACACATTTGAAGACAACAATGTATCGTATTTCACGCCAGTTTATGAGAAGTCCGGGCATATCTATAAAAACGCTGAGGACATGCCATCAACATTTATGGCATCGCTTAACGCTGGAGACGAACAACTGTATATTGGCGGCGGAGCCATAAACAAAGCATTTAACATCGCAATTAGAACAGACAATTGCGATACGACATTAGATGATTTATCTACAAAGATGCATCTATCCTGCTATATGGATTGCTATAATGTTAAGGAAGAAGAAGACTTAGTCCCTGATAGATATTCAAGAACCAAATATTTAAATAAAATAAATAATGAATATTTCAATTCTAAAAAGGCGGGCACCCTACATCACTTTAACGCATTTAAAGAGGGTGGCAAATTTGCGGATAACCCATATATTGCCGATATGTATCTGTATGTTAGCGAGACCCGTCTCACAGACTTCCAATCCAACGACTTATATCCTGCTGACATTTTCATAGATATTCTTAAAACCACACCTTATAATAATGAAGCAAATAAAGCGATGTTATACTGTGTGGGTCCGAAAGGGTTAGCAGGTACAACCGCAGATAACTTTAAAGAAGCAGTGTATATTGTCGGTAAGAATATAGCGAACGCAATTTACAATTACAATAAAATTAACACAACGGATACCACAAAGATTGAATATGTTCGCATATGCCTAATATCTGGCGGCGGCTTTAAGCACGACAGCGTCAGCCATATTGAGGTCGCCGAATGTATTATTAAAGGAATTCACGAAATAAATAGTAATAAACAGATTACAAATGTCGTATATAACTTTGCCTATGATAATGATGCTTTTAGAAAAGCATACGGGAACTTGGGAATTTAGGACATTTCACATACACGTATATCACCATATTTTTATATCTTTTTTATATCTTTTTTATTCCTAAATATGTAGAGAAACTGTCCACAATATTAACGTGATTAGTTTTCTAAGCAAACTCTAGCGCATCCGCCATTATCAATCGCCCCTCCGCATTAGGTATTCACAATCTACACCCTAGTTCTTAATTTAACAGACTCTTATTCAGTCGTCAGATTACTTGTGGTCGGTTCTATGATATCTACTGTGATATTACTCGTTGTCGGTTCTATGGGATCTACTATGATATTACTCGTTGTCGGTTCTATGATATCTACTGTGATATTACTCGTTGTCGGTTCTATGGGATCTACTATGATATTACTCGTTGTCGGTTCTATGGGATCTACTATGATATTGCTTGTGGTCGGTTCTATGATATCTACTGTGATATTACTCGTTGTCGGTTCTATGGGATCTACTATGATATTGCTTGTGGTCGGTTCTGTAGTTTCTATGATTAGATTACTCGTTGCGGGTTCTATTATAATATTACTAGTAATTGGTTCTTCCGCAAGCTCAACCGGTTCAGTAACGATATTCAAAACTGTCTCTATGGTTTTCAGTCGCCTATCAAAAGTATCAAATTTGGTTTCTTGATCCTTATTTATTTTTATTAATTTCTTTACGGCACCATATAAAGAATAATTTATCTGTGTGATATCTATGGATAGCAGGTCAGGAATACACAATTCATTTGTATAATATTCTTGCGATGATATCGCTTTGGGAAATATGTCATTGACCTCTTGAGCGATGAATCCTAACTGCGTTTTATCACGATTCACCGTATTAAATCCGCTAACATAATTGAAGCGGTTCAGCTCAAGTTTATTGATGTTCTCATAACATTTGTCATAAGACGCCCTCTCAATATTCTCTTTGATTCTTCTGTCGGATCCCGTATTCCAACTGGCGGTTCCCGTAGGATTTGTAATCGCACCTGCTGTGGTGATTCTGATATAATCGGTGTCCTGTGAGGATACGGAAGAAACAATCTTGAACTCGCCATTGTAGTTGCCGACCCTGTAGTCGTGATTCGCGTCAGCTACGGTTCCTCGTATGAGGTTGATAGTGGCGGTTGATGATGTTAATTGCGGATATTTAATTGCTACAGTTGTAATCGCGGTAGATGGATAAGGAGTTACCGATTGTCCTCCCGCAGGAATAACAGAAGAATTATTACTTACACTTACGGTATAATTACCCGTGACATTTTGGGAAGCACCATTATTTATAATAACAGGGGTGGATGTAGGAAAATTAATATTCCAAGTGTTATTTGGTAATGAATAGGTTTTATTATATAAATTGGTAATTTCAGTTTGCGTTAATTCCTTGTTGAATACATAGAACTCGTCTATATTGCCGCTAAATGCTGCTGAACCGTATGGATTAAATATTCTTAATTTAGTTGTATTAGGACATTGAGGTAAAGGATAAGCAGAACTTCCTGATGTAAGAACAGTTATAGCAAGTAAATTACCATTATAATACACTTTTGTATGACCTGATTTAGTGAATACAAATACTACGTGATACCAAGTATCTAATGTTTGATTTGAACCAAAACCACCTGCATAAGTTTGACCACTTGTATATGAAGTAGCATAACTCAAGTAATGAAGGTTATTATAATGTCCCAAAGTAAAATGCACTTCTTGATTAACGTCTGATGGATTATTAAACTGAAATAACGTCGTATAATATGTGTTATCGTATGTTGTCCCTGATTTCTTATAAAACCAACAACTAACAGATACTCCTGTAGTTGAATTATCATATATAGATTTTAATGGAAAATCACCTTCTAAACGGTCTCCGTCATTCGTTGCTTGTAACGAACCACCTTCAATAGCAATATTAGAATTATACCCGCCTGTGCCTCCTACAATAGTAGGTGTTAAATTATATTTTGTGCTTGAAGGATTACTATCAAGTCCCAAACTACTACTATTATTAAACTTATAATACGCTATTACATTACCTTGGTTGAAAGTGAAAGTTTCTGTTTGATATTTTACTGACGGAGTTCCTTCGGTTGTTGTTGTACTTATATAACCTGTCGCAGGTGTTATTAAAATAGGAAGACTTGTATTTCCTATTGTCAATGTCGTATTACTCGTAATCGTGTTCGTTATTGTAACGCTATTGCTACTTGAAATATTCAAATTACCCGCACTAACCGTCCCAAATACGTTGGCATCACCGACAACATCAAGAGTTCGTGTAGCGTGATATACAGTACCCACACCAACCCTCCCATTCATTGTGGTATTTTTGTGGATGATCGTCTCGTTAGAAGAGAACCACGCTAAATCCGCTATGGCATTACCAAAAACCTGCGTGGAATTCTCGCATTGTAGTTTAAGACTGCCATTAGAATCATTAATGAACCGAAAGTCATTTTGCGCATCCCCGCCAGTCCCTCTGCGAAACTCAAGCGTCGCTGTTCCAGTCGTTGTCGCATCCAGCAATAACCTCGCATTCGTAGCATTGTATATGTGTAAAGGCGCGATAGGGTCTGTAGCACCAATACCGATATTACCTAAATTGTAATATATTTTAACGCCTGCGGTTGTCCATTGACTAGAAACACCAGTGCCGCTACCTCCTGTGCTACCTCCGCTACTTCCGCTATCCGCATAATTCGCAATCAAGTTCGTATATATAGTAGATCCTGCTCCTACACTACCATCGTTTAATATAGAGAATATTACATTGCTTGTTACCATATTTATAACATCAAATGTTCTGTTGTTGGAAACTATACGCAACGCAGGTCTCCCGGCGGTACTCCCCGCTTGAACTAATCCTTGTATAATATCCATATTATTATAATATATAATATTGTTGCCGAATTATTTATTATAAATTAAAGAAAAATAAATTTAAGAATAAAGATTACTCATTGGATGCGATATTGCTTGTAGTATCATCAATAACTATTGTATCCGCTACGATATTGCTTGTAGTCGCATCAATCACTAGATTACTTGCGTTACTTGTGTTACTCGTAAGACTCTCAGTAATCGTAATACCTGAATCAGCTCCCAATACTATATTGCTCGTATAAGCATCATCTGTGATATTTAAAAGGTTTTTTAATATTTTAATACGATTGTTTAAAGTTATGATACGAATATCCTTCTCAATATTTATTTCTATTAATTTCTTGACGGCACCATACAAGGAATAGTTTATCTGGGTGATATCTATGGAAAGTAGATCAGGGATATTTAAAGTATTGCTATAATATTCTTGCGATGATATAGATTTCGGGAAAATGTCAGATACTTCTTGTGCGATGAATCCTAACTGCGTTTTATCCCGATTCACACTGTTAAACCCACTAACATAATTGAAGCGGTTCAGTTCAAGTTTATTGATGTTCTCAAAACACTTGTCGTAAGATGCCCTCTCAATATTCTCTTTTATTCGCCTGTCGGAACCGATATTCCAACTTGCGGTTCCCATAGGATTTGTAATGGCACCAGCGCTGGTAATTTTTATATAATCGGTATCCTGCGAGGATACAGAAGATATAACCTTGAACTCTCCACTGTAGTTCCCAACCTTGTATGTTTGATTCCCTGTCTTTGTGCTCTTGTATCGTATTATTACTATACCTGAACCTCCTTTTGCTGCGACACCTGTTCCTCCACCTCGTGCCCCGCCACCACCACCACCTAAACCATCAGTTCCTGCTACAGGGGGGACATTTGTTCCTGAACCATTTGAACCAGCACCGCCACCTCCAGAACCTCCTTGATATATAGTAGTGAAATCATTCCCACCTCCTCCACCACCTGCGTAAGTTATAGAACTACCTATTATACTATTCGCCAATCCATCATTACCTGTTCCTGAACCTTTAATAACTCCACTCGCACCACCACCACCTCCACCAATCTGACTTGTATAAGGATTACCATTACCTCCATTACCATAACCATATGTTGAAAATTGTGTAGATGTTCCTCCTGCGGGGTATACTCCAGAAGTAACAGGATATGTTCCACCACCTCCAGAACCTCCATTAGAACCTATTCCTGTTATCGGTGTTGGATAATTAAACGCCGACCCACCAGCACCACCGCCACCGCCAAGAGCAATATAATTAATTGTTCCTGTGATTGAAGAATTCGCACCGTTGCCTCCCCAACCAGCAGGCGAAGCACCATTAATACCACCAGCCCCCCCGCTACCCACATTAATATTATAACTACCAGATGGAACTGATATATTTTGTAAATATACATATCCACCACCTCCGCCTCCACCAGCACTATAAGAATATCCACCACCACCTCCACCACCAACAACCAGGATATCACATAGCGTACTTTCAGGAAAATTAACATTATATGATGTTTGCGAAGGCAACGCTAGAGTTTCAGTGCTATTCCTAACCCATACACCCATACCACCATCAACTGATACAAGGGAAAGAGAAGAACCTCCTGTCGTATTTTCGCCATATACAATATCTGTTGGATGGTCTCTAATAGAAAACCAAGGATCTTCGGGATAACCAGAACCTCTATTATATTGTATTGCCGTATAAGGTGTTGAAGAAAATGATGACTTTATTATGTTACGACTTACTCCTGAATAAGTTGCTCCAATCGCTTCTGTTTTGGTTATTTGCATCCAATATTGTAGATTCAATGTTCCAAATACAAACTCATCAAATGTTCCAAATGGAATGCTCCAAGCATTCGTATAATTATATGCTGTTCCATATGTTGTTGTCCCCGCTAAATTGTCATTTACTGGATGCCACGCAGTAGCGGTTGGTGGTAAAAATCTTACCAATCGCCAACCACTAACACCTGTTTTTTGCTCTACCACAGTAGGATAATATGTGAATGATAGGTATTTATAATCACTATTTATAACAACTGGAGTCATATCGTAGGTTCCAAATAGATCCCACTCTGAAAATGTCAGATAACTATAATTACCTGACAAGTTATAGACTACCATCGCAAAATATCTATATGGTGTATTAATTGATGAGAAATTACCAAAAGACGTGAATTGATTATAATTAAATGTCAATGATGTTGTCTGGGAGTGTATTTCAGTCCAAGAAGCGTGCGTTGTGCTAGTCCAAGCAGCGCTATCATTTGAAGCATATATCTTGAATACGCCAGGCATCGCTGCTAAAAAGTTCAAACTAGGATGCGACGCGTTATCACGAGGTGCCATTCTCATATTACGAAGAGTTATTGACCGTCCTAAATCTATGTATAAAACAAGACCATTCGCACCTTTAAATGATGTAGAACTTGTGTAATTAAACGGTGAAGAAGCGTTAAATAATTGTGCTCCGTGGTAATGATCTGGAGATGCGATTAGATTATTGAATAGATAAAATGTATTTTGTGGAGATAGGATCGCGTCACTTGTTTTACACGTAACCGTAAAACCATTATCCGTCCAACTATCGGCGTTCGTGGAAGGAGTTTCTGGATATTGTTTGATTCCTTTTGCGACAGGATCTATGATAGGAATCGTAGAGGACGAGGTTAATTCAAGCGCTGCCGATTGATTGGAAGATTGTCTGCGATATCGTATGATGATGATTCCTGAACCGCCTGCTCTTCCTGTTGTATCACCTCCGCCACCTCCGCCGGCACCAGTATTTGGAGTTCCAATTGTTCCTTGAACGGGAGAACCTAATATATAATAAAAACCATTACCACCCCCATAAAGTCCTGTTCCACCACCAATATCAGGAGCCGTATAACTAAACTCACCCGCCCAATTTGCTCCACCACCACCACCTCCGTATTGTTGAGATGTTCCAGTTATTGATATATCATTTCCTATACCTCCATTACCTGCTTTGGATTTTATTGTCGCTACTCCACCAGCACCGACACTACCACCACCACCTCCTCCGGGGGTTATAAGTGTTGTATTACCATTACCACCTGCACCACTATATGTTGATGTCGCCCCTATATTTACACTTGCATCTCTTGTCGCAGCACCTCCTCCACCACCACTTGATAATCCAATTGTAGTAGTTGCTATAGGTGCTTGGTCGTAGCCTCCGCCTCCGCCTCCACCTACTGCTGTTATTGTAGTAATACCAGTCCCACTTATACTTGAATTATTACCATTATTCCCCCTACCACGATAACTTGGATTATTAGCACCGCCATTTCCTACACTAATATTATAAGTTCCTACAGGTAATGATGTTGTTTGTTGATATATAACATCACCTCCTCCACCTCCTCCTGCTAAATTACCTCCAGCACCACCTCCACCAACCACCAAAATATCACAAACAAGATTCTCTGTAGTCATAATCGTATAATCCTTGGTTGTTGCTGTCCCAGAATAAGGAAATTGGATATATCTATCGGTAGTTCCTGTGATTATACTAGAGGTCACTGTTTCACTTGGCGGTTTCCTATAGCGTATTATAACAACACCAGAACCACCATTGCCACCTCTTGGATTTGTCTCTCCGCCACCACCACCACCACCACCACCTTTACCATCTGTTCCATTATCCCCTGTTGGAACACCCCCAGCACCACCTCCATATGATGCTGAACTCCCAGTAAAAGTAGCTGGGGTAACACTATAATTATCTTTCACTCCACCACCTCCGCCTGCATAATCTACTGATGTCCCTGTTATAGAAGATGATACCCCAATTCCTCCCGTCCCTCCTGCGTTTAGTGTTAAAGAACCATTTCCCCCAACACCCCCTGCACCTCCTCCTCCTCCTGTTGAGTATATACCTCCTCCTTCTACAATATTACCTCCACTATTACCTTGACCAGCTGTTCCTGCATTGCCTATAGTTTTATATCTTGTCCCTCCTGCTCCTGAACCTTGATTTGCTGATGTTGTTTGTAATGTTCCTGAAGCTGTCCCAGAATTATTATATACCCACGATTGTCCTGCACCACCTCCTCCACCATATGCTATATTGCCGAATGCTGAACTATTAGACCCGTTTGCTCCTCTTGCTAAATAATTTGTAGCACCTGTTCCACCATTACCTACGCTAATAGTATAAGTATTTGCGGTAATAGTTAAACCCGTATAATATAGTAATCCTCCACCACCTCCACCAGAACCAATACCAGCTCCACCTCCACCTCCTCCACCAACCACCAAGATATCACAAATAAGATTCTCGGTAGTCGTAATCGTGTAGTCCTTGGTTGCTCCAGTTCCTGAATAAGGAAACGATATATATCTATCAGTCGTCCCTATGGTTCCAAAGGTAGTTCCGGCTACCACAATTTCATTCGGGATCGGTGAGGGAACCGCTATCTCATTTGGTAGTGTCGTAACAAAACCATTCGTAATATTCAAAGACGTATTGCTCGTAATACTATTCGTAATCGTCGCGCTACTAGCGCTCAAACTACCTGCCGTTAATACTCCTGATATGTTAGCATCTCCTACAATATCCAGAGTCCGTGAAGGAATTGTCCCTATGCCAACCCTACCATACATAGAAGTATTTTTATGTATTATTGTTTCATTTGAAGAGAACCACGCAAGATCCGATACGGTATTCCCAAAAACCTGTGTGGAATTCTCGCATTGTAGTTTAAGACTGCTATTAGTATCATTGATAAACCGATAGTCATTTTGCGCATCCACACCAGTCCCACGACGAAACTCAACAGTCGCAGTGCCGGTCGTTGTGGTATCTAGTAATAACCGAGAGTTGCTAACGGTTGGTTGTGTTTGTCGTCGGTATCGTATGATGATGATTCCTGAACCTCCGTTGCCACCTACAGTGTCTTCCACATGCACACCCCCTCCCCCACTACCTGTTCCAGCTCCAGCATGTTTCCCAGATGCTATTCCATATCCGCTACCACCTACAATTCCAGTAAAATACCCAATATTACCTAGAATATTATTTGTTCGTTTTACTGACCCCGCACCTCCTCCACCCAATCCTCCATTACTCTCAATACCTTCGTGTCCTGCCCCCCCTCCTCCAGCTGCCCAGTAATATTCAACCCCTGTTATATTAATAGGAACTCCAACTCCACCATTTCCACCTGATTCAGCACGTGGTCCAAAACCACCCACTCCACCAGCACCACCTCCACCACCACTCGAAACACCAGAACTTTGTGCTTGTCCATTACCACCTACATTCCCATTATACAAAGTAGACGTATTTAATATAGTCCCTTTAGTTGATATTCCTACAGTACCACCAATTCCTCCAACAAAACCCGGTTGAACTCCTTTACCACCTCCTCCACTACCTCCCGAATTACCATTTGCAGCGTTATTTGTAGTAGCCCACGCCCCATTAACAGCGGAACCACCACCTAATAATGTTGCTCCGAATCCTTCTGACGATGCTCCTCTCGTTTCACCAGGTGTAGCACCTCTACCAACCTTAATAGTATATGTTGATGATGGTATATTTATATTTGTTCCATATAAAACAGCGCCTCCGCCTCCACCAGCACCAATATCTCTACCACCCGCACCACCACCACCTACAATCAAGATATCGCAAATAAGATTCTCGGTTGTCGTAAAAGTATAATCCTTTGTAGTCCCAGAACCTGAATAAGGAAACGATATATACCGATCCGTAGTCCCTGTGATTATCCCAGAGGTAGTTCCTGCTACTACAATCTCGGTTGGCAATGTTGGCGTCGTCGTATTATTATAGATCTGTAAAGGTGCTATTGGGTCTATTGTTCCGATACCAACATTACCATCGTTATAATATATTTTAGATCCAGAAATGGTAGTCCATTGACTAGAACCGCCTCCAATGGAAGTGACTCCACCTACATAATTAGTAATCACATTGAGGGTCGGTTCTTGTATGAGCGATATAGAAGATGATGTTGATGTTGCTAGGTATCTTATAATGACGATGCCGGAGCCGCCTATACCTCCTGTCAAATTATCTCTACCAGCTCCAGCACCACCGTTTCCTCTATTATTTATACCATTAACTCCATTATTACTCCATATTGTAGATCCATTACCTCCTACAGCATATTCAATTTGAGTTCCTGTAATATCTATAATTTTTCCAGGTCCTCCTAAACCTCTTGTATATCCCTCTTGATTAGCACCTATACCTCCAGCTCCACCTCCTCCAGCTCCAGCACCACCATCATTATAACCCATACCTGAAGAATTACCTCCTTTAAAGCCAAATCCTGTGCCAAAATATGTGTTTTGCGTTGAATTAGCACCTACACCATTCCAATCAGCACCTCCACCTCCACTGCCTCCACCAATTCCATTTACAGCACCACTAGCAGATGTTGTTCCTCCTCTTCCTCCAGCAGTTGCTATTAAAGATGTTAATAAGTTCCCATTAATATTAATTTGATTTGTAGCAGTAGTAGTTATTGAAGAATTTTTCTCATTTTTTCCAACAGTTATTGTATATGTTCCAATTAAAGATACACTTTGAATATATATTAGTCCTCCAGCACCGCCTCCTCCAGCACCTCTATTCGCACTCTCACCATTACCTCCATTTCCACCTCCACCAACAATCAAAATATCACAAACAACCCCTCCAGTAGGCACATTAATAGTATATAAACTCTGTCCTGTTCCAGCTCCAGCTGTATCTGTGGTATATGTGAAAACCTGATATGTATAATTCCCTGTCGTTCCCGTGGTAGTCGCTGCAGGCGAAGCAGTTATTGTAGGCGCAGGCGTAGTACTATATGTATTAATAAAATTAGAACCAGCAGCAATCGTGCCGCTATTTAATATAGAATACGATACATTACTGGTCCTTTTATTTACAACACCGAAAGCCCCTTTGTTATTTACAATCTTCCACCCGGACTTTCCAGCATTACCTGTTTCAATAAAACCTTGTATAATATCCATATTATTATACTATATAATATTATCATAAAAATAAAGTTTATCTATTCGTA